ATGGACGATCTGTATGAGACGTTCTTTAACGCTAAGATCGCGGAAGGCGTATCGAAAAGGACGCTTGAGTCGTACGAAGAAAATTATCGCTTTTTGTGCGAATACTTAGCGATGACTGATACGCCGCGCGAAGTTAACAGCGTGACGCCGGAGGTTCTACGGAAGTACATAACGTGGATGCTACGGTCTAAGCGCAAGTGGGAAGGGCATGCGCACAAGGCGGAGCGGGATAAAACCGTTGGGCTCTCGGCGGTTACCGTTAACACGCGTATGAAGGGCTTAAGAACGATGTTCAACTTCCTATACGACGAAGACCTAATCGAAACTAATCCGTTCCATAAAGTGAAGCCTGTGCGGGAACCTGAGAACGAAATTCAAATTATGTCAACGGACCAACTGGAACGAATTCTGAAAGCGCCGGATAGGCGGACATACGCTGGCTTCAGGGATTACGTGTTTATGACGCTTCTTGTTGACGGGTTCTACCGTATTAACGAAGCGCTTAAACTAAAGGAATCTGATATTAATTTCGAAACGGGGATGACGCTTATATCAGCAGAGCGAGTTAAGACACGGCGCTCCAAAGCGGTACCCCTTGAAAAATCTACGTTACGGTTGTTGAGGGACTTGATAAAGGAGAACGCGGATTTTGAGACGGAGTACATTTTCCTAACGAATTACGGTAGCCTTATCTCGGACGACCGGATGAGGGATCGGATCAAACAGCACGCGAAAAAGGCTGGTTTAGAGGTTCGGGTCTATCCGCACCTGTTCCGACACACCGCGGCAACAATGTTTTTAGAAAATGGCGGCGACGTCCGATTCTTAGCTGAAATTCTCGGCCACTCAGACCTACGTATGGTATTGCGGTATACACACCTGTCTAAAAAGTCCGTAAAGGAGCAACACGGAAAATTTTCGCCAATTAATAACGTAATGAGCGGTCTAAACAAGCAAAGGAAAATAAAGCGTAATTAGACGCAGAATATGTGTCTCTATAGGCGCTCTACTGCTTTGTGTGTAGGGTAAGGTATTTGAGGGCGTTGCGACGCTGTAAAGCCTGTCCCGTGCCCTTTAAAACGAACGTCACTACTTCGGAAATATTCCGGGGCGGTGGCGTTATTTTTTTGTTCAAAGTGTGCGAAACCGGAAGCTATGCGTTAAATATGGTAAAACGCTAGGAGGACGCCGCACATGACACAAGAACTCGCCTTATCAACGGACATTCACGTCATCACCGCCGAAATCAACGCCTACAAACGTATTGCCGGCGAAGCTATCTTCGAAATCGGCCGCCGTTTGAAACACGTTAAGGAAAACGATCTAGCGCACGGTCAATGGGAACGGTGGTGCCGCGAGCAAATCGAAATGGACCCGTCCGAGGCCCGCAAGTTTATGCGCGTCGTTGAGCAACTTGGCGATACAAATCGGTGTACGTACACCGAAATGGGCCTCCGTGCTCTCTACGAAATCGCCACGCTCCCACCCGAAGAACGCGAACGTCCGCACACGGTCCCGTCCACCGGCGCCACTAAAACGGTAGACGAGATGACCGTACGCGAGCTGCGCGAAGTTAAGGCGGCCCTGAAGGCGGAGCGCGAACGGGCTGACCGGGCGGAAGCGGCCGTAACTGAGGCGGAAGACGAGACGGCTTTATTACGCGAAACACTCGAATCCATACGGGAGCAGCCGCCGCGAATCGAGTACCAGACCCAAACGGTACACGTCCCGGACCCGGCGCTTAGCGACCGCCTGAAGCGTTATGAGGCGCGCTACGGCGACATTGACGGCGTGGTGACGGAGCGCATCTCGAACCATACGGAAGTCGACGGAGCAGCCGCCCATTTCGCCGAGGACGTTCAGACGTTCCTTATGAACTACGCGCACCTGACGACGTTTAAAGCGGCATTTACCGGGCTCTCTGACGCTGCCTATGACGAGTACAAAACGAGCCTTGACGCGCTAAAACAGTTTGTCAACGGAATGCAGCGTGTGCTCGACGGAACGCCGCGGGGCCGGGCGGAAGTAATCGACATTGCGGATTATCGAGCGTTGTAACGCACTATAACGCTATTAAAAACGAAGAGGAGCGTGTTAACTATGAATTTGTTCACGATCGGTAAGACGAAGGACGGCAGAACGACGGTAACTTTTTCGAACTCGCCCGACGCGATTACAGCGGTCCGGCCCGTGTTGGAGCAGCTATTCGCGCTATCGATCGGGGCGTTACCGGCCCCGCCTAAAACGGAACAACTACGCCTATCCGCGCCTGTCTTACGGCTGGCGAGCGCAACAACGGACCCAACAACGACTACTGACGTCAGGGCAGCGAAAAGAGGGCGGGGAAGGCGGGCACCGCGGCCGAACGCAGCAGTACTAGCTGAGAAGCGAGTAGAACGCAAGCTTGCGAAGATGAACGATGTTGAGCGGCGGCTGTTCCAACAACGGCTGGACATTACGCGGGCGGTTGATGGGCTTGTCCGGGAGTATTACGGAGAGGATAGCAAACACCTATCGAGCTACATTTACGCGGACCTGTACAGCGACTTCTTTAAAGAGAAGGGCTACGCGCCGGCAAAAGAAGCAAAATTCCGCGAAATTGGCGAGTATCAGCCGTCAAAGCTGAATACGCTGCTTATCGACGGAAAGGGGAGCGAATTCCTGGCGTTTATCGACCGTAAGAGGCAGCAGTTTAAACGAGGGTAAGTTGCAATAATGAACAAAGCCCCGCGTTAGCGGAGCAAGTTCACGCACTCTATGACTAGGGTGGTAAGTGCGATGATGTCGGAGAGAGTCACTTCTTGGGGGAAGCGAAACCTCATGCTGGCGTCCTCGTCTTTCCGCCCCGTGTAAAATAACAGGGCCTAGCAACGTGGTACGTGTTATATTCTAGCATATTCACGTGATTATTGGAAATCCAAACGTAATTGATAACGGTTATCACATGGATATTTGTTGGATTTCGCTCTCGTCCGTCCACCTTGCCGCACTAACAACGCCTTCCCAACGCTCTCAAACGTCCCACCGCAGCCCTCACGTAAGGGCCCCGTAATTTCACCGTCAAATTACCGTGCAAATGCCGTCGGGGCTGGCTTACTATTCCCGGCGGCCAAACAACGCTAATTTGTCGTGAAATCCACGGTGAAAATAAGAAGCGCGGCGGACGGCGATAGGTGGCGATGTGGACGGCGGCGACCCGAGCCCCGTTATCCTTTATCTTTTTATCTTTAAAACCTCGCGTCACAGTATATGTTTAGTACTTAGCGTCATAAGTAACGACATAAATAGCGCCATTAGTCATTATAGTTGTCGCTTAGCGGTACGGTTTTAGCCGCGAAGCACGTTATTTATGAACGAAGTGAATAAATAACGTAAATCTTTTAAATCTTTAAAGTCTTTTATAAAGATCTTTAAAAGCTTTTTAAAATACCACGCTCGCGACCGTTTGTCAATACGAAATTTTCAACGGGTCCCGGCCGGTACTTTTACGCTATCAAACGACATGGACATTTGTAGGATTTCGATCTCACACGAAGGAGCTGACGTAATTTGAACGTTAATAAGACGCCGATCCAACCGCTAGTCCCTGTTATTCCGCATTATGTTGCGGACACGATCGAACGCTTACGAGAGCGGCAACGTGATAACCGTTATATCCTGTGCATGGTGGTAGACGCGGATTTTTACGGCCCATTCTCGCGCTCCCTCCGCTCAATCCCGTTCGACACGCTACACGCCGCGCTCGTCAACGGTTATACCGTCGAGCTGACGAAAAGGGAACGTGTTGAGAACGCAATTCGCGACGGGCTTGGCGGTCGCTACGTTCCGCCCGGCGTCCTTGACGAAATAGAGCGAATCTACGCGGAAGGAACGGAGGCGACCGCCCGATGACCGACGCTAAATTTGCGAAATTACGTCAAGCAATCGAAGCGCAGCGTAGACAAACGGACCTGGACCACGGCCGTATCCGGAGGACTTACGAATACCGGCGCCGTTTAGTAGCGGAGAAGGACCCGATCGAACACGACTACAGCCGCGGTTTCGTCGCCGGCATCCGTTACGTTCTTGGCGAACTCAATATCGATATCGAAGGAGTGAACGCTTAATGGCGGTTAAAGGTACGATTCGTAAGGCGGTTTGCGACAGGTGCGGTCACGTGGTTGATACGTGGTATTTGCGCCGAAAGCACGGCTATAACCCGGATGATTGCGGCGGTACGTTCGTAGCCAAGGACGTAACCAGAACGGTCCTTCGCGGCGAGTTTATGTTCGAAAGATCGTACGGGAATCGCGTAATCCTCAAGCACGTTGAGAGCGGCGCGTTCGTCAACATCTTCACGGTGGACTTGATGAAGGTACTCGTCGGCCGACCGATCGGTACGCTTATCCTAACGGAATCCAGACGCGGCCGCGAAAGCTGCTGGAAAGCGGAGGAGGTGTCCGCCAATGACCGCTAAACTCTGCGTACCCTTAACGCCAGACTTCCGCCTTACTTCCGACGGCGAGCGCAATTACACGGTCGAGCAGCGTGTAGTCGTCGACCCAACGCGAGCGCCCGGCTACAAACCGCCGGAAAACGGCCTTGCACCAGAACCCCGTGAAGAATGGCGCGACACGGGCAACTATTGGCCGTTGACGGATCGCGGGCTAATCGCGGCGCTGAAGTACGTTGCGCATCGGACGGTTGTAGCGGCCGAAATAACGGACCTGGCCGGCTTTATCGCGGCGCTTAGCGAGTGGTCGGAGCGGGTAGCGGCTGCGGTAAATAACGATATGAAAACGGAGGTGTCCGCCTAGTGAACGCATCCAACAACGGCGACTTAACGCTTGACGAACTTTACGCGGCCGCAAACGAAATGTGCCGGCGTCATTGGGGCGTTGATTACACGGGCACAATCGAACTGGTCAACCGGGAGTGGAAGGCGGCCGAAGCGCGCTACGGTTGGAGAGGTACGGAATACCGCGCTATCCGAATGAGTCGAAAGACGAACGCTAGACTCACGCGCGAAGACGTGCTTGGTAATCTCTTACACGAACTCGTGCATTGGCGCCTCCACACGTTAGGCGTTCCATTTGACGATACAGATGACGAATTTATCGCGGAATGTCTTCGGGTGGATGCACCGCTTAGCTACGCCAAAGGAGCACAACAGGCATACCGCACGTACTTGGCGAAGCGAGCGTACGAAGAGCGGACCGGTCGTAAATATGATGAGGAGGTGCCCGCGTAATATGAACGAAATTAAACGTGACCTCGCGGCTGACTTACGAATTTGTGACGCAGCGACGGCGGGGCCTTGGCGGAGATCCGGCGATAAATGGGGCGACCTAGTCGTTTATTCGCCTGAGATGCGCGGGTTTCATAACAACGGCGGAGAAATCGCGGAATTAGACGGCGATCAGATGAAAAACGCTACTTTCGTCGCGGAAGCCCGGACCGGATGGCCGCACGCGATTAAGCGGGCGTTAGACGCAGAGGCGGAGGCTGAGCGGTTGCGGTCCGCTATTGACGCAGCACTCAACCGGTCACAGTGGGGAAACGTAGATACGGCTCTCGCTGCGGTCAACGATATATTATCGCACGCTATTAAGCGGGCGTTGGCGGCTGAGGCGGTTGGTGAGCGGTTGCGGGCGGAAGTTGCGGAGTTGTGCCCGGTGGGAGATTTCGATACAGCGACGTCTCTGCTTGCGGAAAAGACGCATGCGGCCGAGCATATAGCCGAACTGACGAAAGAGAACGCGCGGCTACGTAAGGTGATAGCGCGATTGCGTTGCCCCGAGTGTGGTGACGAACTCGGCGATAGTTGGACGGTAGTGTACGGCGATATCTTATGTGGCAAATGTGACAAATGCGGAGGTGACAAGGGTGGCGAAAATCAATCGTAAGGACTGGCGCAATCTACCGCCGGAACAGTGGAACGTCGCGAGCTTCCACGCTTATTTCGCGGACATGAACCGGGAGTTTTACGGCGTCGAAACGTACGTCCCAATGCGGAATTGGCGCTTTGAACAAGGCGTACTCAAGCGCGCAATCGACGAACATGGTCCGGTTATGTTACGCGCGGCTTTCGACGAGTGCTTCCGGACGTACCGGCCAACACGGGAATATCCGCTGCTAACCGCTGGCTTCGCGGTGGCGTACCGGCTGAATACGATTATACCGCGGCTGCTGGCGGAACAGGCGGCGGAGGAGCGGAAGGAACGCGAGCGGGAAGCGGCAGAAGTGGGGCGGCCGGGCGTGGACGAGGTGGTAGCGTGGTTATAGCGGAGGAGGGGGGCAGTGAAAAGGCGCCGTAAGTATATAGACAGAGTAGGAGAGAGGTATGGTCGTTTAGTTGTCATTAGGTACGTGGGGAACGATTCAAAGCGTCACGCACTATGGGAGTGCCGATGTGACTGTGACGGAAGTCTCGTAACGGTTGTGGGCTACAACCTAGGAGTCGGCAAAACAAAGTCGTGCGGATGTCTACGGCAGGACAATGCACTAGAGACCGGCAGAAAGAACACAACACACGGCAAGACGGGCACTAGGTTGTTTCGCATATGGGGATCGATTAAAACCCGTTGCACAAATAGCAACCACGAGCGGTGGCAAGACTATGGCGGGAGAGGTATTAGTGTTTGCGAACGATGGTCGACATCTTTTGAAAACTTTGAGGCGGATATGAAACAGTCATACGATGCTCATGTCGCTATCCATGGCGAGTGGCAAACAACAATAGATCGTATCGATAACAATAAAGGATATTCGCCAGACAATTGTCGGTGGGCTACAAGGGCGGAACAAAATCGAAATCAAAGGAAGCATCAGTACCTAAAGGCGTCAAACGGGGGTGTTTCTATATGAATCATTCAACGCGATGTATTCTTCGCGGTATATGTAGAAATGCTGACTCTAACGCTTGCTCCGTATTGTGCGGTTCCTATATCTCGCTCCACGGTTACAGCGGCAGCGGCGGACGTATCGGAGCGGCGGGCGTACCGGCGGACTACCGGTTGGTGACGCTAAAGAATTCGCCAGCTCGCGCCGAACAACCGGCCGCCTACGCTCTGGCCGACGCTTATACCGCGACGTTCGTGCGCCAACACGACCCGGCTGGCCCGCGTGTGAAGTCGTTATACCTCTTTTCGGAATCGCCGGGCACCGGGAAAACGACGACGGCCGCCGCGTTATTGAACGAGTGGCTTACGGTCCATTACGTCGGTTCGCTTCAGCGCGATAGGCAGGCGTTGGAACGGCCCGCGTACTTTCTCGACGTGAACGCGTGGCAGAACGACTACAACACGTTCAACCGGCCGCGCGTGCCGGACTCGATCGCAGAGCCCGCAGCCGCCCGCTATTACACCGCGCAGGGAGCCGCAGCCGCAGCGCCGTTCGCCGTCCTGGATGACGTTGGTGTGCGTGAATGTACGGAAGGTTTCCGCGGCGACCTGCATACCGTGATCAACGAACGGGTAGCGGCCGGGCTGCCAACGGTTTATACGTCGAACATACCGATGGGCGGGCTTTCCCGGTTATATGACGCGCGGTTAGCGGACCGTGTACGGGATATGTGCGCAGAGGTGGCGTTTATGGGCGGGTCACAGCGGGGGATGAGGTAAGTGCGCGGTGAAATGGCGGGGTGAAGTACGCTTCATTAGTTTACTATAGTGAACATCTGTCGCTCATGTAGTTTTTATACCATTATTAGATGGAAACGTAAATATATTTATTTACAGCGGGTTTTCGGCTTCGAAGTGCTGAAAAATGTAGTTGCAATAGTGATCAAAACGTGCTAATCTGAGCTGGAAAAGAAGGACAAACATTCCAGTATTGAAAAATCAAGCATGCGTAAGAGACAGGCCGATTTCTTGTAAGACGGAAATTCCGGAAAGGATAGTCGCATTAGCGGAGGCCAAAACGTCACGCTAACGGACAGTTCGTCTTACGGTTGTCTTACAGATTTCGCGTTCTGCTCATCGGTTGAGCACGGTTTATATAAAAACGGCCGAATACGGCTATTTTCGCAAGGTGACCGCTCGATAGGCGGTATGCTAACTTAATTTCAGCGGAGGTGAGCGCAGGATGAGCAGCACAGGCGAACCGTTAATCTCGCGGGCGATAGACGAAAATAACGTGACGATTTTCGACCGGTATCAGATCACCGAGGACGATTTCCCGACGGAAGGCGAACGTCAGACCTACCGTTTCATCCGGGCTTATACCGCACAGAACGGCGGCCAGATGCCGAGCTATGCGACGGTGACGGCGGAATGCGAACACTTCACGTATATACCGGGCGTGACGGACTCTTACGAATATCTCGTCCGGAAGCTGAAGGAGGGCGCGGGGAAGCGGGCTTTAGCGAAATTTTTTAACGAGGAACTAGCTTCATTGTTTGAAGCTAATGAAACGGATAGCTTAATTCCTATATTGCAAAATCGTCTGGACGAGATTAAACTAAAGACGAGAACGAACGTTCGTGTAATCGGTAAGGATATGGGAACGCTTTCCGCGGAGTTTCGCGAAGAATACGCTAAGCGGAAGGCTGGAAAGTCGTTCAAACTATGGCGCACTCCTTTCGCATCCCTGAACGATACGATCGGCGGCCTCTATTCCGGTGATATTTACGGAGTTATGGCGGAATCCGGGCGTGGCAAGACGTACGTGTCCGAGATCCTTGTCGACGAACTCCTCCGCCAAGGTGCGAAAGTCCTCGTCAAGTCGTACGAAGTAAAGGCGTATCCGTGGCTCGCGCGCCTGTTCTCGATCATCACGGCGCGGGAAGGCGCCTTAACGCATGAACAACTAGCGCAAAAAGTCGGCCTGCCGAACAAAGCGATATTGTCCGGTCAGCTCGACGGCGATATCGAAGCGTACTTTCTCGATTTAGTCGACGCGATCAACCGCTACTACCCCGGAGAACTCTTTTTGCAGGCGAAGTCCGACCCTTGTCTTACGCGGTCGCTCGCTGACCTTGACCGGGAACTGCACGCCCGGCCAGACCTCGCCGCGGTGGTGATCGATCCGTTTTACGGGCTGTCCGACGTATACGGCAGGAACGCGAACAAAACGGCGGGCGGCGCTGCGGAATGGGCCGCACGTGAGTTCGAACGGATCATCGGCGCACATGATGTCGTCGGACTCTTTACGATTCAAGCGCATACAGAACGTCAGGAAGCGGACGAGGAAACGGGCCGACGCGAAATACGACTCCCGAAGCGCGACCAGGTGAAGACGACGAAAGCCGTACTCGAAATCGCGACGAACCTGTTTACGTTTGATGCCGTGGACGGGAACGGTCGTTTGGGCGTCGAGAAGGGGCGCAACGGCGGCGAAGGCTTTACCGTGGATCTTATCGCGCTGATGGATTACGGGGTGCTGCGGGAGCTGCCGCGAGGGGCGGACGTGGCCGGTCAATTTAGCGGGACATTTTGATGGCGAATAAAATGTTTCGAATTAGTACAAAACTGTGTTTACAAATAACACAAATCGAGGTATCATCATATTATCAATCTGTGTTATCATTGTGCACGACGTTGTATTTTAAGGAGAAAATAAAAATTATGAAGCAAAACCTGTTCGGAGATTTCATTCGAGATAAAAGAAAGGCCGCTGAACTTGGGCTGCGCGACATTGCGAAAATTGCCAGAATAAGTTTCTCGCAACTCAGCAAGATTGAGCGCGGTGAGAGCACTCCCTCAAAAGAAACTGTTGAGAAACTTGCGCATGCCCTAAAGGCCGATAAAGATGAATTAATGGTATTAGCAGGTTACATCTCTGACGAGAGGTATGAAGAGATGGTGGAAAGTGTTTTTCAGCCGACTATCTACGATTTCACTTGCGGAACAGCAGGCTTTGCCATAAGTGCCGAAGAGCGAGTGAATTATGAGTTTAGTATAAACGCATCGATATTACGCGACAAAATATTTACTTTTCTGTCTGAGAATGAGCAAGCTTTGGATATGAGTGAAGTGGAGATGTTAGCAGATGAGATGAGGGATTTTTATGTAACAAGAAGGCGGTCACTTATTAAGATGAGAAAGAAAGATGATCCCAATCAAATTAAATTCTTTTAGATGCGATAGGAGGCCCGTCAATGTACTCAACCCCTGGAACTATAAAAATCCGCGGCCGCCCGGTCCCGGTCGATGTCCGCGCCGAACTCGAACGCTACCAATGGGGAACGCAGTACCGTTGGACTGCCGGTAAGTTGTCCGGTCCTAGCATTCTTCGTTATGACGCGCACCCCTCGTGGTTCGTGAATACCGATCCAGATTCGCCGTATTATGGTTGCTGGACGGACTCCGGCGCGGTAGATGACGAGTGGCGCTCGGGCGGGTTCGTAAAGCTGCTTGCATTTTTGCGGAACGAGGCGTACGAGGAATCCGCGGACTACTTAATCGCGATGTACGGTGATGGCGGCGACAGTCCGGACGAAGTACCTACGCTGAAACTGCCCGTTCTCGTTACCGAACATAAGCGGCCGGGTTTAATCGCCGAAAGTGTACTTGAACCGTACCGTTACCGTCATCCGTACCTAGAAAAACGCGGCATCAGCGAAGCGGTCCAGCGCCTTTACGACGTCGGCTACGACCGGACGCGCCGGGCGGTCACGATACCTTGGCGGCTGCCGGACGGACGGCTCGCGGCGTTAAAATACCGCAGCACGTACAGTCGCGTGTTCTGGTACGAACGCAACGGCCGCCCGATACGCGAGATTGTCTACGGAATTGACGTCATATACAAGCGGCGCCTTAAACGTGCGGCAATCGTAGAGGGCGAAATAGACGCGTTAAGTCTCGGTACGGCCGGCGTCCCGGCGATCGCAACCGGCGGCGCGAACAACTGGACCGCAATCAAACGGGACATGATCGTTCGGTCACCGCTGGAAGAAATCGTAATCGTCCGCGATAATGACGCAGCGGGCCGGGCGTGGACTCGGCGGGTATTTGCGGAATTATCGCCGTATATGGCGGTTCGGATAGCGTTGGTGCCGCGCCGGTACAAGGACGTTAATGACGCGTGGTTAGCGGGCGTGAACGTCGGGGCGTTGAGAGATCGGGCGATAACGAGAAAATTGAGGATAGCGTAGGTGCAACGATGGACACCGTCCTTTATATCGGTTTGAGCGTCTTGGACGCGTACGCCACATTGGCGCTAATATATCTTTCCTTCCGCTGGCCGTTCTGGCGCGATTTCGACCGGCTGACGGTAATTGTCGTGGTGATTTCGGTCGTATCGTACGTAGACCGCATGGTGCTCGATATTGAAGCGTGGGACCCTGCCATACAACTTCTACTATACATACTTTCCCTTCGCTACTTTCTTCGAGTCAATTGGTTCTATGCTTGGCCGCTCGCGGTTTTCGGCTACGTTCTCTTCCTACTTGTTCAGTTTTCGACGTACACGGCGCTGTACGCTACCGGAGTCGTTTCAGCGGGCGACGCGGCGGCTTCCGCGGGTGCCGGTACGTATATAATACAGGCGGCCAATGACGTTATTTGCTACGCCGTTTGTGTGGCGATGTACGTTTTTAATCACGGGTTTACGCACGTAGACATACCACCGCATGACGACTATTTACCCGTCCGACAAACACGTGGGGATGTCGTGGTGAATATAGCCGGCAGCCTGGCGATCGCAACGTTCATGTACTGGATTCTTAATTATCACGGTCACATTGCGATTGTACTGCCGTCGCTTGCCGCATCTATTGTCGCTATGGCGTATTTGGCGCGCAGGAAGGAGATCCGCTGATGTTGACGATAGTTGCTTCGGAAAAACTCGCCTACTTAACAAAGGAATGGAATCCGGCGGAAACACGCTCGTTCGATGTTTTGCGCTATCAGTACGCTGTGACGCTGAATTTCGTCTCGTACGTAGGGTTGGCGGCAATTGGCGGCTTACTAACGGGGCATTTCGCCGAAACAATGCTTGCGGCCGGTTCCTTCACGTTACTGCGCGTATTTAGTGGCGGCTTTCACTTCCGATCGCTTGACGTCTGCGCAATCGTCACAGCGGCTATATTCGTGGCGATACCGTTGTTGGTGGCGGGGCCGTTGGCCGGATACACGGCACTACTTACGGCGACGGCAGCCGTACTCGTCGCGACGCGCGCGCCGACTAACCTGCAAAATACGCAATGGGTACGGGGGAGTGATTGTACCCGACTTGCAACCGTCAAGCGAGCGTATAAGGCTATTGCGGTGGCGATCGTGCTTACGAATTTTATCGTCGATTCCGATGTAATGGCGTTGGCATTCATAACACAGGCGTTGCTCTTATTGCCGCGAAGGGAGGTGAGCGTACAATGAGGACGACAATCGCGAAGATTATGTCCGTTGCTTCGGCTACGGTGGCTGGCGTATTCGTGTTCGTTTTGAAGGGCGGTATTGGAGAAATAAAAGCGCCAAATGAATTTTATAACAATAAATAGCGAGGAAGGATATGGAACAATCGCAAACGAACTTTAGGCTTTCATGCTGTAGGCTCGTCAACGGGGAGGTTATAAAGAAGCCGCATGTTTTAGTTCCCGTTGACGACGTTGTGCTTATCGATACCGTTGATCTGTCTAAATACGATAGGCGACTTCGGATTCGGACAATAGATGAAGAATACGTCTTCAATATGAGCGGCTCCCTCGCGGCAATGGAGGATATGCTGTCCGACTTTGGCTTTTGGCGCACAGATACGAAAAATTTGATTAATATGCGACACGTGGACAGGGTAATTCATAGTATGTTCGCGGCGGAAGCTGTATTTAAGAATACAGAAATACGTGGAACAGTCGCAAAGATCAAATTAAATCTTTTGAAAGAGGCATTTCCCGAGATACCGGTACTTAGGGGCGGGCTTCTATAGTCGCCCTTATACCAGAAATTTGCATTGATGTCAACAACAATATTTACCCCAAAATATTATTGTTTCTTGAACTCCTAGATTATGGTAGCATTTGAAGTGGGTAGTATATTCAACAGTGATTCTACTAAATGTGCACATCAGTATTAGTGCATGGAGCAGTGAAGCAAAGGCGTTGTCGTTGAATTCAACGACATGTCTGTCGGCGGAACCCGTTAGGGCCCCTCACGCCACGTCTCGGTAATTGGAATCGTCTCCCATTCGTAAAGTTGACGCGGGTCTACGCCAATAGCCTCCGCGATAGTAACGGCAACTTCGAGCGACATGACCTCGACGTTAGTAGCGTATCTGGACAGTCGCTTACGGTCCAGACCGGTCCGCTCAGTTACATGTCTACGCTCTAATTCGAACTCTTCCAATACTTCATCGAGACGGCAGCGTACGACGACATACTTCATCGGCGCGCCTCCGCGTTATATTCGTTTCGAAAATTATTTTAGCATATTTTTCATGCAGAGTGTGCGATATTAAATTTAACGCGTTATATAAGGTATAAGACCAAGGGAGTGATTGCATGAGTGAAGGGGTTATCGAGTTGGATAGTCTAGCCGAGAAATACCGGATAACAAACGATACTGACATCTTAATAAAGATGTACAAGGATCTTCAAGAAAAATGGTCGCTAACAGCTAGAGCGGTTGCGGCAAGTTTGTGCACTGACTCAACAGAAGTTTATTCTATGTATAATGAGGCATTCATTAAGTCAATAACCTCATTCAAAGGAGGGAACTTTTCGAGGCTCCTCTCAAAGAACTTGAAGAACGCGAGAGCGAGTTTTTATAGAAAACAAATGGTTCGATTAAGGCGCCAGGTTTCCTTTGGACGATCAGCTCAGCAATCTGAGGAGGATGCGCCAACATCTGATGCTCAGAGTGATTACAATCTCGAAGCTCACGCAAATGAGCGAATGCATAAAAAGAAAGAAGCCGACCAGCGCCAACTAGTCGACTTCCTCCTGGATCGCGCTAACGATCCTGTAACGACGCTAATCGTTACAAAATTTAGAGAAGATGAGAGTGGTAAATTGTCCATCACGGCGCTCGCTAAAGCGCTAGGACTTCACCATGAAGTTGTTAGACGAAAACTTCGTGCACTCAGCCGCCACTACGACGCTAATCGTTTTGGAGATATTGAGGACTACATTGCCGTCTAACACTGGGAGTCTTCTGACGTATCAAGCGCGCTAACGTTCGATACCGGAGGCCCCACGCTAATTATAACACACGCGCTGTTCGGAACAACACGTAAACTTTTGTCACATTATCGCGATTAATCTTTACGTCCTAACCGCGCTTTAGTCGTACTTACTACTATTATACGCAAAAATATCACGTAGGATTCAACGCTTTCTATTCTACTCGAAAAAAGCGCGCTTGTCCAACGTTTCTTTAAGCACGTCCAATAACGCTATACCCAATTACGGGCTAACGAAAATACACGAATTTCAAACGAATTATGAACGGAGATGATATCCGATGTTTAACGATAGAAAACGCCAGTCACACCGCCAGCTCAACCGTTTCCCTTACCGCCCTCTGCGTCACCAATTCCCGTTAACGTGGCTTGAATACGAAGGCGCCCCGGAAGAACACGAAGACGACGCGGACTACTGCCGGGTGGTCGCGCTCAAGGCGGTGAGACTCGGATGAAATTTACGAAGGTTTACGCTGACTTCTCCGGTAACATCCGCGTTACGGCGCACGCGATCGACGAGGCCGTTAAGGACCTGCGTTATCCGCGCCAACTAGCAGAACAAAAGATCCGTGAAGACGTTAAGCGCGCGAAGTTCGTCGCGCAAATACTGAGCGAAGACGGAATATCCCGCCGATTGTTCGCGTATCGAGGCGTTTCCTATATAATGGCGCTCGATGAAGATATCGTAATAACCGTTTACCCACGACTTCGATCGCCGTATGAACTACATACGAAGGTTGAAGCACTAGTAGCCGTTGAACTCCGCAAGATCGAACGCAAAGAACGGACAGCCGAACGTCAGGCCCGCGTCGAAAAGGCGCGCCTAGCCGTAGACGCCGCTGAATGCCGCTTGAAGATGGAAATTACGCCGTCCGCGAAGGTTAGGCGGGCGAACACGGCCAAGCTGGCGGAAATCGACGCTAAGATTGCGGAAATTGACCGTGGTCTGGCCGCCGTAAAGCGCGAGAAATCTACGTTTGCGAAAGGCGTCGCAAGGTACGTTTAGGTTTGAACGCCCGGGACGAGGAAGTCCGTACTTCCTCCGTCGGCTGCGCGGTATTAACGGTCTTACAACTATGCGGTCGAAACCGTTAGTACCGTGCAGCGGGCGGTAATATGCCCGTAATAAAACGTGAAGGGAACGTGATTGAATGTCGTTGTTCACGAAAAAAGGCGAGGCCGCAGCTCAAGCAACGAACGATAACGGAGGCGCTAACGAAAGTCCGATTGTATCGTTCAAGTCGGGCAGCACGTACAAGGTCGGCGTAAAGTCGATTAACGACGTCGCGGAATATTACGGCTACGGTCTCTTTAACAAGGTGAACACGTTTGTTCCGAAAGATCCCGCCAACCGTAACGCTAAAACGGGGTTCATTACCGGGAACCCGACCGTGTGGGACCGGGCAGCCGACCTTCTTTACGCGGATGCCAACGCTGCTAAAGATGCCGGCGCGTCAGAAGATGCGGTAAAGAAAATCACGGACGAGGCGTACCTATACAAAGGTAAAAAACGCTATCTCCGCGCTTTCTTCGACTTGACGACCGGCAAGGACATCGTTATCGACCTGTCTCCGAAACAGGAGGCGACGATTAAAGCCGCGATCGAAGATAACGCGGACGACCTCGATGCCATTGCGTTCAAGCTTTCGAAGAAGGGTTCGTCTACAAACGCAGTCGTATCACTCTCGGCCATCGTTAAAATGGACCGCGACTTGACGGCCGAAGAACGTGCTAATTTCGCTAAGCTCGGCGAGGCCCCGTTCGATATGGACTCGTTTGAGACGTGCCTATACGTAGCGGACGAAGCGGAGCAAATTAAGAACCTCGTTATCGCCGGCTTCGATATCGGACGCCTCGGCCTGACGTACGGCGGCTCCGCTGAAGCACCGAAAGAACCCGCAGTCAACCACGCACCCGACGAAGCCGTAACGCCAATTACCGGCGACGCCCCCGAGGTGAATTTCTAATGAGCGTTCGCGGCTACGCTTGGCTAACGGTCCTTACCGTCTGCCTGGCGGTATGGGCGGCGCTGGTCTACGGCATGGTGTCGTTACTCTAACGCAAAGGAGTCGGTCGGATGACGAAATTTCTCGTAGGGCTGGCGGTATTTATCGCAGTCTGCGCGCTTCTTACGTGGGGCGCATCCGTACTCATATCGTACATTTTCGGCATTGATTTCGGATTCTGGAAGACGGCGGCGCTGTTCGTACTTTTAGCGCTTGTCGGCGGATTCTTCCGCGGTTAGGAGGCGCAGTATGAGCGAAATTGAAGACGAAAAGTCCCGAATCACCGTTGGCGTCTCCGTAAGGGACCCTGCGCAGCTCGGTCGGGCCGCGTACGACGTAGCGGAATTCGTAAACGTTCTGCGCGAACAAACCGGCGTTGATTACGTCATTGACATTCAGGCTGCGGCGGTCGGGACGGACGAAGAGGACGTTAATAAAACGTCGGCGATCGGCTTTACCGTTGAGGAAACGCCGGAAGCAGAGCCGGACGAGGACGACGAAGACGAGAGGGAGGGCGACCAGTGGATGAATTAAAACGAGCTCTTAGCGGTCTCGTTGTTATGGGAATCTTTTTAATGGGTGCGGCACTGTTAACGTGGCCTCTCGTAATGCTGGCGGGCATTAACGTAGGCTACTGGCAATTATTCGCTATCATATGGTTGATCCGATTCGTACGAAAGTTGTGCGTAAAGGATATCGATCTTGACGCAATTCTACGAAAGGAGCGTGGTTAATACGGCACATGTAACGGAAGTGACCGGGAAATACTCGGAAATCGCCGCCCGCCTAGCACTCATCGCGAACGGGTGGGTTGTGGCGGAACCTGAAACGGGCGAGGCGTTCGACCTCGTCGCGCGAGATCCGCTAGACGGCGAGTGGAAAACGTTCCAGGTGAAGACGATACGCGAGCGCCAAGACCGGCGCAATGAACTCGTCGTGTATGCGCGCAAGGGTGACGGTACGACCTACGACCGAGCCGACGCTGACTATATCGTTGGTGTCTGGGTGGTCGAAGGCGAAATGCCGCGCGTATACATGTTCGAAAACCGTCTGCTTACGGAGTACTGGGCGTCGAAGGCTCGCGCGTCCGAGCGTTGGATCGAGTTGTCGCTTGCGCTGAACCGTTCGATTTACGAAGAACCGGCGGTTGAGCCCGTCGAAAACGCGTCATAGAACGGCATTTGTTCACGCTAAAGGCCCACGCGGCCGCATGTACTTTAACGCTGTAATTCTCCAATACGTTAATCTAACGGTAATTTACGGTGCAGGGGCGCGAAGGTCCCGGCCGATAAGGAGACGCGAACATATGGCGAAATTGAACGGTGTAACAACGGTAATCCCTGCGCAGGCTGAACGCATTATGTACGACGGTGTCGAGTACGTAAAATCCGATGAGGCTCCGGCGGCTGGCGATATTGTCCGGCTGGATGACGCGTACGGGATCGGCTATCTGACGGAAGGCGGTTTCTACGTAGTGGACGACGTCGACGGCGTGGGCGATGCGCAGATTACGGATGACGACGGGGACGACTTCGATACGTGCGGCGTAGATTTTACGCTGTTCAAACGGGTGAAGCCCGCCGCCCAACCGGATATTAAAACCGTCGACGCCACGGACATCGTCGAACACAACGGCGTTAAATACCGCAAAGTGCTGCGCAATGCGGCGAGGGGCGACCGCTATATCATGGCGCTAACCGACCGCTGGGACATTACGGAGGTTACGAAGGGCCGCGTCTACGCGATTGAGCGTATCGATTCCGACGGCGATCCGCGGTTTTTAGATAATGCGGGGGACGGACGTTACCTGCCGAAAGGGCTCTATGCCGTACTCGAACCGCTTGAAACGGAAGCGCCGACGTCAGCTCCGACGAAATTACCTGTCCTCTACGCCGTTCACGACGGCCGCGTTTACGTGAGGGAGGAGCGGAAGGCCCGCGTTGGGGAACTCGTGCTCATTACGAAGCGGCGCTTGCACTTTATCCGGGTTGGCGAGATCGTACCGTGCGTAGGTTACGCAACTTTCTCCGCCAAAGCAACGCAATTTGTCGACGGTAGGGGCGTAGACAATACGCAAGGCATCGGCCCTGACGAATATTCCGTACTCGTCCCGGCCACGTCGATCCCGCTGGACGGCGTTGAATATGCGATCGAACAACGGAAGGCTACGGTTGGGGAGCGCGTGTTAGTCGTGAAGCCGCATCTCGCATTCACATACGGGCTTGGCGATATCCGCGAGGTTAAGATCACCGCTGCCAACGGCGTTACTACGACGCAGGTTGACGATATCCTCCATCAGGAATACGTCGTCCTCACGCCGAAAGCAGCCGTTAAAACAGCGCCACAAACAACACCGAAATATCGCGAAGTGGAGCGTCCGGCCAACGTCGGCGAGCGTATTCGGATCGTGGCCGCCCACGAGGCACACGGAAAGTACAAAGACGGTGACGAGTTCGTAGCCGAAGAGCGGTCGACCGTCGGAGGGGTGTACGTAAGCGCAGTGTCTGCGGTCGGTAACCGAAACGGCCTCATTGCTGACGACGAGTATGTCGTTCTTGAGCCGGAAGAGGCAGCGCTCACTGTCGGGGATCACGCGAAGGTAACGAGGGATATCTACGAATACAAAACGGGCGACATCGTTAAACTGATGTCACTCGTAAGTAGACCGGGGAGTATGTTCGACTTTAGTATCAAGAATCTGCGCACGGGAGGAAATGGGTACGTTGCTAGCTCGTTTATTGTCCGCGCCACCGACGAAGAAATCGCGGCAGCCAAGCGTAGACAAACGGACAAACAATCGCAGCCGGAACGTCTGAAAGTCGGCGAATATGCCCGCGTTATTGACGACAATCACAGCACCGCGTATAAATCGCATGGAGTCCCGGTCGGTACGATTGTCAGAGTAACGGGTGTGGCTACGAGCATGCAGCCGTACGAAGCCGTTCCGGTCGACGGAGGAGTTCGTCGTTGGTGCACGGCGACGGACCTCGAACGTATTTCGGCCGTTGACGTTGAGAAAGCGCAAGCTGCCGCCGCTCTCAAACAAGCGCTCGAAACGTTTAAGCCCGGCGTAAAAGTCCGCCTGACTATCGCGGAAGGTGAGCGGCCGAAGCACGGATGGGGCGCCGCCAAGAATGGCGAAGTCGGCACGGTTCGAAACGTAAGAGAATCCGATGGTAAGGTAACGGTAGATTTCCCTTCTCAATCGCTGTGGAACGCAGCCTTTACGGAGCTGACCGTTCTTACGGACGAGGAAGCAGCAGGATTTGAGCGTGAGAAGCGTGCAGCAGCGGAAACCGCTAACTGGGCCGCGATCGGACGGAAGGTCGGCGAGTATAAGGTGGGCGATATCGTTGATTGCGTCGGAGCAGCGAAAGGTAAAACGGGCATCGGCGTAGTGATCAAGGAAGTTGTACCGCTTAGGGAAATACCGCGTAGAGTATCCGACTTGGTTCGGAGTATGCTCGGAACCGGTCGATACTATCACGCTTGTAACGCCAGTCGAGCAGCGTTTCGACCGTAAACAAGCCGCTTAACAACGGGAGGTGTCGGAACATAGACGTCAAACTCACACTTAACGTCCGCAGCCCGAGCGTTGAAACAACCGCTAAAGAGCGCGTAGCCGACGCCGCCAAGCGTAAGGCCGCCGCAACGGAAACGGTCGCGGACGCACTCGAACGGGTAGGGACGCTTGCTCTCACGGACAAAGAGCGTACGCAATGGCGGGCGGCGTCGGAGGCTTACGGAAGTGGTCGTATTGGTAACGATCACTTCCAGAAAGAGGCCGGCCGCAAGCTGACGAAGGCGGACGTACTGGCCGTGGGGACGCGGTTATTGCGGGAACAGGCGGCGAATGAACGGGGGGCGCGTATTGCGGAAGTCCTCCGTTCCAAGCCCGCGAACTACTACATTCTGACGGACGACAGTGACTTGCCCGCGTTTGTGGACCGGTTGAGGGCGGAGTGCGCCCGACAAATGACGGAGTGGCGGGGGCGGTTCGCCTGCCTCGGCGTCGATACGATGACCGCAGGCGACTTCGAGGGTACCGGCGTTGATACGTACATCGACCTGTCGATCGGCTTCAGCGTTTGGCTTCCGCTATTGAACGAAGGCTACTACCTGCCGTACGGACACGTTGACGTTCGCAGCGAACCAGGCTTCGAATTCCTGATGGACGATTTCACGTTCAAGGCGGGCGACAAGCAGCTTACGCGTTCGAGAGTACTGGCGGCGGTTTCCCCGTATCTTTCACGTCCGAACCACGGCAAGACGTTTCATATGGGCTCAGCGCGCTACGACTTACACGTCGCAATCAAGGACGGATACGAAATCGGCGGCTGCGTTTGGGATACGCTCGACGCCATGCGCCATCTTAACGAGCACGAACCATCCTACGGTTTGAAACCGCTCGTCGCGAAATATGGCCGCCTGTTCGGCATTGACGGCCCTGTATATACGTTCGAGGACATGTTCGGCAACGGATCGCCGGCTCCGTTTATCGTGGAGCTCGTCGGGATATACGCGATCAAGGACGTTTACTACGGCTGGCGGTTGTTCGAATGGCAGTTTGCGGAGATGGGGCTCGCTTCTTCCGGTACTAAGCCCGGCCGCCTTCTCGAATGCTATGCGCTAATCGACTCGAAACTACCGGAAACCGACGTATTTATGGCGCGTTGCGGCTTCGAAATCGATATCGACGGGCTGCGAGCGTTAGGGGCCGAGTTCGTTCCGTTGTTGGAAAAAGCGCGCGCTGACGTGGTCGAGGCGTATGGAATCGACGCGGAGTTCGTCCGCCGGATGGACCGGTCTCTGCACGCGAAGAAAATAGCGGATTGGGTCGAGGCGCAACGGAAACGACACGCCCGCCGTGACGAAGCCATGGCGAAACAACGCGCTACTATTGCGGAATGTGAGGCGGCCGGCAAGACAACGCTCAAGAAATACGAACAGGCTCGCGCCCGGCTAGCGGAACTGGAGGCGGAAATCCTAGCGCCGGCGGACGTCGACCACGCGCCATTATTTACGGAGGAATTTACGATTACGAACGGAAATCACCTCGCGTATCTCATCTACGACCATCTCGGCATCGAAGACGTGACGCCACGTAGAAAGCGCGGGAAAGTCCGGTCGACGGCCGCCGACGTGCTCGACGTTTATTACGAAGAGGAAGAAGCGCTAAAGCCGCTGGCGACCGTGGCGGCGTACGAAAAGTTGCTGAATACGTACGTGACGAAAATAGTCGGCTCCGACGGCGTGCCGTCCGCGCTCGAAGTTGATGGACGGTTGCATAGCGAGTTCAAGGCCGGGGGCACGGCGACGGGGCGTTACAGTTCGGCGGGGTACAGCGGACGGCCGATCGATATATTGCGTGAATTCGAAACGGAGGCGAGCGGATGAAATGCGATTACAAGGCTTGCGCCGAAAAGGCAACGACTAAAGGATACGTATACGGGCATGAAAAAGGCAGTGAACAGTCGGATCGTTTAATCCCCGTTAATGCCTGCGATAAGCATAAACATGTTGGCGGGTTCTTTGAGGCCGTTGACGAAAGGAAACGGGCTAACCGTGAGTAACCTAGTCGTAACCGACGCGAACTACCACGCTATTGTCCGCAAGCTCGTTACCGACGAACGTAAGGTCCAACGCGGGGTAAACATGCAGAATTTGCCCGCCAAAGGCGCCGGCACACGCGTCCGTAATTGCTTCGTTCCCAAACGCGGCTATACGTTCGTCGGCGCCGACCTCGGTCAGATTGAACCGCGGATTATGGCGCACATCATGTGGACGCGATATGGCGACAACTCCATGCGTCAGATTTTCGTCGACGGCGTTGACTTGTATACGACAATGGCGATGATGACGTTCGGCCTGGCGGAAGCCTACTGCGTCGACAAGGCGTGGTATGATCCGAAATCGGGCGAGGGAGGCTACGGCGGTGAGATGCCGTCAACCGCGTACAAACCGCGCGCCATGATGAAAACGGGCCAGCTCGCCGTATCGTACGACCAGTCGCCGCGTTCCTTCGCGAAAAAAATGAACGTCAGCGACGATGTAGCCGCGATGTTTTTCGAAAATTTCGACCGTACGTTCCCGTCGTTCAAAACGATGGTGGCGGACATACGTGCCGGGATGCGGCGGGATGGTTACGTCGAAACGCTTTACGGGCGGAAACGGCGCTTCCCTGACTACAAAACGGTGGCTGCAGAACAACAGCGGAATGAAGCGAAATTAATGCGGCTTTACGGAGAGCGGAAGCAGTTGCGGGCGAAAGAGCGGCCGACCGACCGCGATATGAAGCGCCTGCAAGCGGTACAGGACGAAATTGATATGCTTGCGGAAAAGCGCGGCCTAATCGGTTACTGGGAGCGTGCGGCTTTTAATGCGGTCATACAGGGGACTGGCGCCGACATTCTGAAGATGATCGGTAACCGTAATGCCCGCGTTTGCAAGGAACGCGGATGGGAAATGAACGCGTCAATCCACGACGAGATTAAAATCAGCGTTAAGAACGAAGACCTTACGCCGGCCACGATCGAGCTTGTTAACGACATCATGACGCAGACGGCGACGTTAAGTGTGCCGCTCGTAACCGATATCGTTATCGAACCGCGGTGGATGGAGGAGTACGCGCCGACTGAGTGGGATTACGCGAAATGCCGTCCGCGGCCAGCGTTTGCGAACAAGTACGTTTAAATAGGAAGGGAGACGGTAGAGTTGGCGGGATCAACGAAAATCAAAGTCCTAGAGTGTCCGGTGTGTAGGGCGGATAATGACGTTAACCGGTGCTGGTGCCAACGTTGCAGCTATAAGGACGGTCGCGGAACGGTGTACAAAGAATTCGTCGAGCGCGATAAGATCCGCATTACTGACACATTGAGTATCGTCGACTGGTTTACCGGGCGATCGAGCGCGGGCCTTATCGTTGAGGATACGAAGGGGCAGCGCTATGAAATCTACATGTCCGACATATTCCGGCATCTTGGCGGAAAGTCACTCGGTCGGCTCACGTTAGAGGAAACGAAGAAAGGGACCGCGTACGGCTGGAAAATTATCGATGAGGAGGCCGCTTAAATGGACGTTATCGAAAAATTACGCGAGTTGTCCACGAAAGTCAACGTATCAAAATATGGCGAGGTCAGCGTAGGTGACGAAAACTGGCGTGCAATCGACGATATCCTTGACGTTTATAAACCGGAAGGTTATGAAGTCGACGAAGTTCAAACGGAGTTCGACGAAGGCGGCCGCTGGACGAACGTTGAGACGGTCGTCTACAAGGTAACGGAAAATAGCGGTGCGGAAGCGTACTTCCGCGTATGGCGCGAGGTGCCCGCGACGGAGATGCAGGATGGCGGCGACTTCACATTCGGAATTCGCGAAGTTGAGCCGCTCGAAGTCACCGTACTTCAATACGTAGCGAAGGAGGCGGTTTAGTTGGCGATTAGTCAAGCGAAGAAACTCGAATTAATCACGAAGCACGGCCGTAAATTCGCGGCGAAAACTAACGGAGCCACGCCGATATTAGAGGGCGTCCACTACGCCGCGGGCGGTTCTATTATCGCGACGGACAGCTATAAACTACTACGAATTGGCGGCGCGCACAACTTCGCGGAGCCTTTTACGTCGCATGTGGTTACTGGCGCTCCGATAGATGGTGTGTACCCGGACATAGCACGAGTAATTCCGCAAACTTTCGCGTCAGAAATTACGCTCGTCGAAACACATAACCGGGGCGACCTAAAAGACGCTATAGCCCGCGTCAAGCTGGCGGTTGACATTGCGAAATTAGCCGGAGATCGGTCGGCTGTGACCACGCTAACCTATGCGTCATCGACCGTAACTCTTTCAGTAGAGAACGCCTACCCGACGTTCAGTTTTTCCGCTGGAATTAGCGCTGAAATATCGGGGCCGGACGTATCTATTACATTTAACGCGGAATTTTTTCTAGCGGCCTTAAGCGTGTTTAAAGACGCAGGGTCGGCGCGTGTGACGGTCGGACTTAACAAGCCGGTGGAGCCTATCGTTTTCCGTGACGAAGAGAACGATATCGAGGCGATTGTCTTGCCATATCGGAGGTCGGCGTAATATGGAACGGTTGCACACGATGCCCGCGCGCGAAGTTGCTACGTACACATGCCCGGCCTGCCGCCGCAAAATCCGCGTTCTAGCGGACGAATACGGTGACCACGGATGCATTTGCGGATGGGCGGGTCCTGGCGAAGACGACCCGGACGTAGACGAAGATGAAACGGAGGGTGACGGCGAATGAAAATCACGGAGACGCACGATATCGGAACGGGCTATGACGAGTACAACGGTAAAGGCTCGCTTACAGTAATGGTTGAGGACGACGCCGGCAACCGCAAAAGCGCTGACATATACGCAGGCGAGCCGGAGGACGCCGTATTCTTCCGCGATTTGAACGGAGCTTACAGCATTGCCGGACTCGTTAAGTTAGCGTACGAAGCCGGCAAGCGCGGTGAGCCGTACGAGTATGAATTAATTGACGTAAACGCGGAAGACGGCGAATAGGAGGCGGTTTAACGTGGGCTACTACACGCGCTATGAGATCGAAATCGCGCCGGATTCGAACGAAGTCCGCCAAGCAATCGAAGACGACGATACGCTGGCGTATGCAATCGGTAGGTGTTCGGACGAGTGTAAGTGGTACGACCATGAGTCGGATATGCGCGCATTCTCTGAGCGATTTCCTGACGTTCTGTTTACGCTGAGTGGCGAAGGCGAAGATAATGGCGATTTGTGGCGCAAGTATTTCCGTAACGGGAAGATGCAGCATTGCCCGGCGCAAATAACGTACGAACCGTTTGACGAATCGAAATTGCGATAGGAGGCGTTACTATCTCGAAACTATTCACGCGAATTGGGGCGTTAGACCGCGGCCAGACGCTTGTCACCGATTTCCTCACGCAAATGGACGCTTACTACGCCTCGCCTAAATCTTCGTTTTATGACAACGGCCTGACGCGCAGATTTCTCGAACAAAAATTACGCTATCTCCGCTATGAACCGTACCCGGACGACGGCCTCGTGACGTTCGGGGCGTCTGGCACCGCGCTTTGCGACCGGCAGCTCGTATTCAAGAACGACCGCGCGACGAGGGCGGAAAAGTCCGCCGACCTGCCGTTCAGGGGCCGCCAACGCCGCCAAGGGACCGCGATTGTCGACTACGTTCAGCTCGACCTTGTTCACGCGCAAAAACGGCTGGGGCGGGCCGCGAAATTTACGATGGCCGAGCGTGAAACACCGTTAGGACCGCCGTTAGCCTGCGAAACGGTATCGGAATGGGACTTCGAGGACGCAGCGCAAGAACGGCGTATTTTCGAAGCGCCGCATCCGGAAACGGGCGAACTCGTTAAATTCGCTATCACCGCGAAGCCCGACGGAAAATTCGTTTACGAACCGGACGGATCGCGTATTCTCTTCGAATATAAAACGAAGGCGTCCGGCCTGCGCGCCATGAATGGGAAGCTCGATTTCAAGGGCGCCCAAGCGGACCATATCCGCCAAGTTACGGCCGAGGCGCTAGTGTTCGGGCTCGACGAAGCGCTGATCGTATACGAATCAACGCAAAAGCCCGCGTGGTTTTCGGACGAAGAGAACGCCTCGGTTACGAAGGGGCAAAAAACGTGGGCTGACGGTCGGCCGCGCCCGGACCTCCGCGCTTTCTACGTGAAAATCACGGACGAGATGAAATCATCGTTGTTAGCGGACCTTGCGCGCCAGGCTGCGCTAGTGTACGAACAGCGGGGAGGCGGTGAAGCGCCAGCCGTGACCGTAGAAATGACGGGTTCCTGCGGCTTCTGTCAATTCCGCGATCACTGCGCCTATACGGTGACTGACGCCAATTATGAGCAGCTTAAACGAATTGAGGGCGCGATGGCGGCGTCGCAAATGGCGGGCAAGGCGGAACACCGGCGGTTAGTGGCGTTCTTGGGCGGAGTGGAGACGAAAAGAACGGAGGCGGTGTGAGCAATGTTCGGCCCCGAACTACTTGGCTGGGCGATAAAAGAAGCGCTATTTCACGTTTGGCGGGAGCGCGCAATATTCATTATTGGCTTTCTGACCGCTTACTTTATATGGAGGTGACGGCGTAAATGAACGAACAACTCCTGCGTGAATTCGTGTTGATTACCGGGCTCGGCGACTTCTTAAGCGCCGATAACGTTACCGAAATCGAAGGCGCAGTTACTCCGGACGAATTTTCGCGCCTACAAGCGATTGTCGACACCATTCCGGAAACGGACGAGGTGGAAGCCGAAGTCATTGCGCTCGCTCGGCGGATGGTACGCGAATCTGTCGAACGTTTACTCGCGTTGGAGGTGACGAACCATAGCGTCAACTAAGACGTCAACTAAAACGCCAATTCAACGTTACTGCGCGTGGGATATCTCGCTCAACCCCGGTGTCGCCGTTATCGACGTCCGAAACCGCCGGCCAACGCTCATAACCGCGCAGGCTATCCAGACGACAACGGACCATACGGACGCGCAGCGCTACGACTATATCGAAGCGTTCGCGGTTCGAATCGCCCACGAATACGGTCCGTTCGCGGCGATTGTTCGCGAGGACTTTACGGACGGCCGGAGCCAACGCGCTCGCCAAACGGTATTCGGCGCATGGGCGGCGATTGACAAGGGACTCGGGCGCTATGGCTACGTCGTGGACCCGGTTCGGATCACGCCAACGACCGTTAAGAAAACGGTGGGTGGCGACGGCAAGGCGGACAAAGCGGCGGTGGCGGCCGGTGTGCGGCGTCTCTTACGGCTGCCGGACGGCTATACGTTCGCGAGTGGGTATGACGATAGCGACGCGGCCGCCGTGTGCCTGACGTACTTGATTACGCAGGACTTGATCGATACATGACGTCTACCGCCGACGATTTCTACCGGAAACTGGCCGCCATGGAACGCGTCCGGCTCGCGGAAATCGAATACGCCATAGAGCGCCGGACGGGCGAGCTTTCCGCGCTGTACGAACGTTGTGACGAAATTGTACGGTCGTTGACGGAATTGGACGAGAAAATAACCAACGGAGGGATGACGCCTATTAATACGGAAAATAGACGGTTGCTGACGGACGACTTTGTAGCGCAATATCCGGATTTTCCGCCGGAAATGAACGAGCTTGGAACGTTTGTCTACTACCGGACATATTCACGCTGGCTTCCGGCGCTCGGCCGACGCGAAACATGGCGGGAAACGGTCCGCAGGGCTGCGGAATATAACGTTCAGCTTGGCGTCAAGCATACGGAGAAGATCGGTTATCCGGTTGATCACGAGTGGCACCGTCGGGAGGCGGAATTGCTCTTCGATAATATGTTCCACTTGCGCCAGTTTTTAAGCGGCAGGACGTTATGGGTGGGCGGCGCTGAGAACGGCGTAGCGGAGAAATATCCACTGGCGAATTTTAACTGTTCATTCGTAAAGATCCGTTCATGGGCGGACATCGGCGATCTTTTCTATCTGTTGCTTGTCGGCACAGGCGTCGGATTTCGCTGCACGAAGGAAGACGCCGCTAACCTCGCGCCAATCCGGACGAACACGACGTTACTACATTCCGATTACGTCCCGGTACCGAAGGCCGCACGCTATGAATCAACGGTCCTGCGCGATATGGGGAACGGGTACGCGAAAATTTACGTAGGAGACTCGAAAGAAGGCTGGGTCGACAGCCTGCGCCAATATATCGCGATCCTAACGGAGCCGGCGTACGAACATATTCACACCGTTAAAATTTCGTACAACAGCGTCCGGCCGCAGGGCGAGCGTCTTAACACGTTCGGCGGCACCGCGTCGGGTCCGGAACCTCTCCGTGAAATGTTCGCTGGGATCGACCGCGTTTTGAAAAACGAGATTGATCCGTCGTTAGAACCGCTTGAATCCGCCGGCGCTCCGTGTGACAACGGAGATTACGCACATGTTCGCCCGATCCACGTTCTTGATATCGGCAACCTTATCGGCGCTAACGTTGTGGTCGGCGGGGTTCGACGGACAGCGGAAATTTTTCTCATGGACGCGGACGATTACGAGTGCATTTTCGCCAAATACGGAATTAACGGGCTATGGACGGAAGAGGCGTTCCAGCGTCACGAACGGATTCGGACGCAGCTTGAGGCGCAGGGCATCGGCGTGCCGGCGTGGTTCGACGAAATAGGCCAGCGCAACTATAGCGTGTGGGTCGACGGGCAAGGGTACGTGTTCCCGAACGTTGAAGAGGCGCAGGCCTTTGCGGCCAAAAACGGCGTGTCCGACTGGGAGCCGGTACCATTCAACGCAGGGCGGCCGCTGCACCACCGGCGGCTATCGAACAATTCGATCGCGTTTGAGACGAAGCCGGACCGCGCGTTCCTGGCGCTCATATTCGAAATGATGCAGGCTGAGGGCGAGCCAGGATTTGTCAATCTCGAAGAAGCACGTAGACGGCGGCCAAATGCGGAAGGACTTAACCCATGTGCCGAAATACTCCTCGATTCGTACGGTGTCTGCAACTTGACGACGGTAAATATGACGGCGTTCGTACGTGACGGTGAATTTGATGTACGCGGTTTGATCGAAGCGCAGCGACTTTCCACCCGTTGCGGTCTGCGCATGACTCTCGCTGACCTCGAACTTCCGCACTGGAACGCGGTACAGCAACGCGATAGGCTCCTCGGTACGTCGCTGACTGGCGTTAAAGATGCGTTCGCAGCAGTTGGATACTCTGCCGCAAAAGAATCGGGATTCCTTGGCACGTTAGGCGAAACTGCCCGCGAAGAAGCGGACGCCTACGCCAAGAAACTCCGCGTTAGCGCGCCTCTTCTCGTCACGACGGTCAAACCGGAAGGTACGATATCGCAGGTCGCCGGCGGCGTTTCGTCCGGTCTCCACTGGTCGCACGCACCGTACTATATCCGCCGTATCCGTATTAACGCAGCCGATCCGCTTGCCCGCGCGGTTATCGACCTTGACTGGACGGTCAATCCCGAAGTTGGGACGCCGGGCGAGACGTATGAGGAACGCATGGCTAACGCGCGCACCTATGTCATCGACTTCCCGGTCGCATACGGTGCTAGAGAGACGAAGGAAGACGTTTCAGCAGCGCGCCAGCTCGGCACATACTTCGCGTTCCAGCGTTATTATACGGAACACAACTCGTCCAATACGATCACAGTCCGGCCAGAAGAATGGGCGGAAGTCGAGCGGGTCATTTACGAACGCTGGGACGAATTCACGGCGGTATCGTTCCTCGCGCTGGACGGCGGCACGTACGAACTGGCACCGTATGAAACGTGCAGCCAGGCGGAGTACGAGCGGTTGAAAGCGTCGATGCGGCCGTTTGACCCAGCGCTATTACAGCGATATGAAACGACGGGCGAGAGCGACTTAGACGGTGCGGACGGCTGCGAGGGCGGCATATGCCCCATACGTTAAACCGACTCGTATACATCCGGCGGCTCCGCAAGCACGCATTATTACGGCTTCACGCGGAGCTTGATGACGGGACGGCAACGGTATTTGAACGGAAACTGACGAGGAGGCGGTAAAGTGGACGTGTTAAATACGTATGGCGGCGTGGTAGAACCCGGAAACATTGCGGCCGGCATACTGTTCGCGATTATGGCGGCCGGGCTCCTAGTGCTCGCTTACCTAGAGTTGGCAAAGGCGTACCAAGGCAGTGCAGTCGTAAGCATCGCGCTTGCCGTGTTATATGCGGTCCTTTACGTATGGGCTATAACGGACAAATCACCGATCCGCTACGAAGTCACCTTGCGCGAGGGCGCCGTTATTGACGCGACAAAGTACGAAGTCGTTGAGCGGCGCGGGAAAATTTACGTCATTCAAGAACGGAGGTCTACGGAATGAGCGAATTTCTAGCGAGTATCGACGCGACATCGTTCGTAATCGGCGTGATAGCCGGCGTCATTTTCGGTCTGGGCGGCCTGGCGTTGACGTCGCTGCTTAACGATAACTAAACGGGAGTGTGACGTAAAATGGATATTTCTGACGAAATCGCGATAAGGGCTTACGCAATCATCATCGGAATTTTATGCGCAGTATTCGCGCTCGGCTTCGTGTGTGGCGCGCTATTATTTTAACGCAGGAGGCGGTGTGGTATGGATAACAGTGGCGCTAAGATAATCGCAAAGTGTACGAGCGAACGATGGGGTTACCGCAAGGGCGACGTGTTGGAGGTCGAACAACGCGACCTGCACGAATATGTGGCCGCGCGAAATTTAACTGTACCAGGACGTTACGGCCGCGATACCGCAATACTAGCGCCGGATGAGTTCAAGTACGCTAAGGACGCGTTAACGCTGACCGCCGAGTACCGCTTGTTCGGCGTGCCGATCCTGCGCAAATACACGAAGGAGGCGACCTGCTATGAGTGACGCGATTGAACTCGTAAGTCCAACGTATGTTATAACGGCAGTCAAACGGAAGACCCGCGCTAGGATATTCGAGGATTGGCGCGTGGGTGATGAGATCCGATTCAGTACGGAAATGGTCCCGAAAGCTGGCGCATCCGGCGGCGGCGTTTACGCATCGTACTTTGCTGCGGAAAACCTGACGCAAGGAACGGCGGTATACAAATCGCAGACGGAAATGGCCGGTATGTTTTCGGACTGGCGCGGTGTTTTCGAAATAAAACCAAGGAGGCGTCCGTAAATTGAACGCATATAAATGTCCGAACTGTAACGCAGAAAGCAGCGCTTACGAATGGAACCGCGCGACATTGGATTTTTACGGCGACGATATTTTCATGGTAGAAGACCCGAAGCGAGCGGACGCTAACTACCGCTGTCCTGCGTGTGGCGTCGATGTTGACGGCGTAGCCATTACGGAAGTTCCGGCGTTTCTGGCCCGTTCTCTCAGCGTCAAAATTCGCAAGCTCCATCCGGACGCATCCGTACCTACTTACGCCACAACCGGCGCCGCTGCCTTCGATCTTGTTGCGGTCGAGGACGTTGTTATCGCGCCCGGCGAGACCGCAAAAATACCGCTCGGCCTTGCGTTTGAAATTCCGCCCGGCTACGTCATGTACGTCTGCATGCGGTCGGGAATCGCGTTGAAAACGAAACTACGGCAGCCGAACGGGATTGGCGTTATTGATTCGGACTACCGCGGGGAAGTCGCGATGTTGTTCGAGAACACCGCGCAGAAGGGCACCGATGCGGCGTGGATCGCGGTTCTAGACGGAACGGTACAACGTACTGTCGGCGAGTACCCGTTGGGAACGATTATTATCCGCAAAGGTGACCGCGTCGCCCAAGCGCTGGTCCAGCCGGTCCCGCACGTTGAATTTACGGTCGTTGACGAATTGAGAGAGACTGACCGGGGCACGGGCGGCTTCGGCAGTACCGGTACGAAAGTAACCGAAAACTAAACGTTAAGGGAGCGGATCATATGAACGGACAAACGACGAACGTAACCGTACTGAAAGACGAAGCACTCGGCGGCATCGAACGGGAATATCGCGAAGTCAAGCGGAAGGCGGCGGTTGGTGAGTACGTTAAAATGTCAGCGTACTATGTCCACGGATACGAAGGCGAAATACAGTGCGTATGCCGCGAAGATAATGGCATTATTCACTTCGAAGGCCGGCCGTTCAATGGCGAGGGAACTCCGTACATTCCGGATTGGAGCGGTGGGAACCCGGCCTACGTCGTCCTCGAACCGTCCGATATCGTACACGTTAACGGCCGCCGCTATCGTATGGTTGAGCGTAAGGCTGCGGAGGGTGACCGTATCCTTATCACAAAACCTAACGGCCCGCATTTTACATGCGGTAAGGTCTACCTTGTTCGTGACGTGGAGTCTGGAAGACCGCGCGTAGCAGCCGATGACGACGGTGATAGAACGGTCATCTACGAGACGAAGTATAGCGTCCTCGTCCCGGTCGGCGACGCTGTTCCTTACGACGCTCCGCGCGCTAATCTCGAACGGGCGACAACGTATCTTCCCGTTGACTCCACGCCGACCGACCCCGCCGTACAGAACGTCACTGACGAGCTAACCGCGCTCGTGTCGAATTTGTCCGTGCGGCTGGCGGCTGTTGAACGGGAAGTCACGGCATTACGTCAGACTAACGAGCCAGCACCGCAACCTTTTGCGGACGTGGCGGAGGCGGTACGGTAGCCAACGCATTTCGCGGAGCCCTCCGTAAACCTCCGACGCGTGACGACGTAGTCGAACGGGCGAAGGCGGACGTGGCGGAGTTGCTACGGACTCCTCGCGACGTTTACGGAGAGCACCCCCATTTCTGGCCGAAGGCGGATGGGGAGAGAACGCCATGGACTCCGTTGCAGCGTGTGGATTTCGTCATCAATCACGAGAAACGGACGGTCGTCGCGTTGATTCGGTATCTGACGGAATATGACGGCAACTTGTTCGCGCGCGGCATCACCAAATGTGCGCCGGGCGACGTGTTCAATTCGCATATCGGACGTGCGATTGCGTTGAGGCGTGCGCTAGGGCTGGCGGTGCCAGACGTATATTTGAACGCGCCGCAGCCGACAGAAGTTCACGTCGGGGATCTGATTCGTAACTGGTCGGGTCGTTCATTTCCCGTAAGGGCCGATCGCTCTTACGCTGACGGATTGCCGCTTAGTTACGTGATCCGCTGCGGTTACCCAGTTATTGATGACTCGCGTGAGGACAGCGGAGAGGAGGCGGCAGCTTGATCGCTGTCCTGTACGAAATCGAAACGGGGGTGCCCGCGGAATGAACGGTCTTATTATACCGCGGTATCCGTGCGACTATTGCGGAGAATACGCGTCCTCGCCGTACACGTTCCGGCATGATGGCGTTTGGTATTACGGGCATAAGCGCTGTATGGGCGCGCCGATGAGACGAAAATTAACGGAGGGATTGCGTGTGGAAAAGTCGCCACCTAACATCGCCCTATGCGGTAAATTACGCGCTGGCAAGGACGCAGCCGCCGAATACCTCGCCCACCAATACGGCTACACGCGCTTTGCGTTCGGAGACGAGCTTAAGCGCTACGCAAACGAGCTGTTCGACGTTCCGCCCAGCGTTAAGGACCGCGAGCTATATCAATGGTTCGGGCAAACAGTGCGCCAACGTGATCCTGACGTGTGGGTGCGGAAATGTTTTGAAGAAATTACGATGCTACGTGAGGTTAAACGGAAGACCGACGCATATAGACGTCAAAAAGGGTTCCCAACGAGTCCATTTCGCACCGTCATAACCGACCTCCGCCAGCCGAACGAATATGACCGTTGCCGGGCGGAAGGTTACGTTATCATCCGCGTAACCGCGCCGGACGGCGTAAGAGTCCAGCGCGCCATAGACGCGGGCGACGCGTTCACGGCCGCCGACCTTGCGCACGAAACGGAGTCGCACGTAAGTACTTTCGCGGTTGACTACGAAATTGAGAACGGCGGGGCGCTTGCGGACTTGCACGCGCAAATTGACGCGATTATGGAGGCGATAAGATGCGGAGAGAGTACGTACTAAAACGAGATGACGGCGCCTATTTCTGGGGCCACTGGAGAGGCCGCGCAAATACGACGGACGATATTTACGCGACGCCGCGATATGCCGAACGTGGCGCGAAATCGGCCCGCGGTTGGCTGAACGATAAGGAACGTTGGTCGATCGTTCCAGTATACGTGACTGTAACGGAGGTGGCCGCCGAGTGAGCGAAGCAACAACCGAAATTAAATACGAATTATCCCGCGCTGAGGCGTACAAGGCCGGGTGGCGCGCCGGGTACTATTACGGCAGACTTGCGCAATTGAACGGCGAGCCGTACGATGAGCGGACGTTAGTGGAACGGGCGGAAACGGCTACAGAAACGGACGATGGCGCTATTTCGACGGATTAGCGCGGCCTCATGCTTTCGCGATTTAACGCGACGCAATACGAAAGGAGGCGCCTATTTGATCGGCAGCTTGTCAAACCACGACCGATATCCGCAACGTAAACTTGGCGGTCGCCGTGAGGAACGTTATCCGACGAGTTGGGACGCGCCAGCTCCCACGCTATGTGTCGGCGGTGAGTCAACGGCTGGGAGACGCTCGGGCGGCGCGTCGTCGCCGATTCATCCGGCATTTTACGAAGGGAGCGCGGGAGATACGGAAAATCACGTAAACTATCCGCTCACACAAGCGCAGTATGAGCACTCACGATCGCACCAAATCGGGTATAACGATAGCTACGATAAGCCAGCGCGAATAGTGCGAGCGAAGGCCGAAAATATCCTCGATGTTAGTGAGCGAAAGGGGACGGTATCCATACGTAATTACAACGTTACTCCGCAATTGCCACCGAACAGCCTAACGGTCGCTGAACTGTTCTGCGGCGGCGGCCTTATGGCGGTCGGGCTCAAAGCGGCTGGCTTTACGCTAACCTGGGCGAACGACTTCGACAAGCAAGCGGTAAAGGCGTACGCGGCGAACATCGGCCCGCACGTAGTCCACGGCGACATTACGGACCCGGCCGTTCAAGATACGCTACCTTACGCTGACATTTACGCAGGTGGGCCGCCGTGTCAAGACTATTCCGTTGCGGGCTCTGGCGCGGGCGAAGCTGGGGAACGTGGCCGCCTCGTATGGACGTACCTTTCGATAATCGAACGGAAGCAGCCGAAAGCGTTCGTATTCGAAAACGTAAAGGGCCTCGTAAGTAAACGTCATAGGCTGACCTTTGACGCTCTGCTCAAACGTTTTGACGAGATCGGATATAACGTAAGCTGGCGGCTAATTAACGCGTGGGATTACGGCGTGGCACAGAAAAGGGAGCGCGTATTCATCGTTGGAGTCCGGAAGGATCTCGGCTTTGCGTTCACGTTTCCGGAACCGGACCCGGCGCTGTACCGGACGCAGGTGTTGCGGGATGTGATCGGTGATTTACCGGAGCCGGGCGTTAAGTTGAGTGATAAGGCTATCGGCTACCTTACGCGTGATCCGCGCCATTTACAGAAACACCGTCCGCCGACGCTCGAGGAGGCGAGCCCGACGCTCTCGGCCGTTTTACACAAGGGCGTGCCGTACGGTTTGTTCTATCTGGATAATCACGAGCGGAAGGACATTAGCGACAAGGCGCTCGATGGATACGCGAGGCGCTACGGTGGCGAGGAGGTTGGTGGGTTCGGCTTCCGCATTAACGAATGGGCCGAACCGTCGCCGACGATTTTCGGGCGTATTTTTAACGAAGGGAAGGCGTTTGTACATCCAGAAACAAAGCCGCAGCCCCGCCGTTTCACCGTCCGCGAATGTCTCCGTATCCAGTCCGTACCGGACTCTTACGTCCTGCCCGCGGACATCTCGTTATCAGCACAATATCGCATCGTCGGCAACGGAGTCGCGTCGCGCGTCTCTTATGTGCTCGGAGTCGCGCTCGCCGAACAATTACGTCAACAATCGGAGGTGGCCGCCTGATGGGCGCTGTTAAAACGGACATTCACGCGAAAGAACGCACCTATACACAAACCTACGCTCTAACTACGGCAGCCGGCGTCAAGGCGCTACTACGCGACAGGCACCGGATTTCTGCGCGGCGAGAACGCGGTGATTACGCGGCTTCAGACATTCTCATCGACTTGCACTCCGCCATTGAATCCGCAACTCTCACGGACCGCCAAGCGGAAGCAATCGCGTGGGTATACGGAGTTGACGTTACGCAGGCGGAGGCCGCACGGATTATGGGGGTGTCTCAGCCCACGGTAAATCAAGCGTTGGACGCGGCGGCTGAACGTATTGCAGCGGTGTATGAGCGGTGGAATTACGGTGCCCTTACCGTCGAAGTGGACGGTCCGGTCACTGAGGCGCCGGTTACGGTGGAAGTCGCGGCAGACAACGGAGACAATGACGAAAGGACTGACGCCAATTGACGAACTACCACGATAAGTTTGCGCAAATTACCGCTGAAATCGCGGACGCAACGAAGGACGGGCGTGCTTATACGTACGAAGGCCGCGTCTACTATACGGCTGACCGCGCCGCCCGTATCGCGCTTGTGAGCGCCGTGTCAGCGGATTACAACCGGGCACACGCGGAATTCAACCAACGCGCGCTCGAACGGTGGGTAAGCGGTGGCTGCCGGGGCGAGCGACCGTCCCCGGTTAGTGTAGACACGGCGTTGCTCGGGCGGCTGGCGGACGCGATCTTGTACGAAGAATTGACGGATACTTACCGCGACAAAACAAACGTAGAGTACCCGTTCTTGAGCGAGCGGCAATTCGCCCGGCGTTATAACGGTGAGACAGCCGTAAAGGCGGCGGAAGAGTACGGAACCGACGGGCGTAATTACGCGCTACCTAAGCGGAGGAAACGGAGGGAGCACGAGCACGGTTACGTTGATCGCTACGCCCGGTCACGCAACAAAGCCCGCGCCGCTCAATATCGTAAGGATACGGCGGCCGGGCGGGTGGTGACGTACAATCTGCGTGACACAGGCGGGGCGCTTGCGGAGGAGTTTACCGCGTGTCAGGGCGTGGGCGAGTGGTGGAAGGACGGACTATCAAGCGTCTACGTGTGAGAACGAAAAGAGGGCGCCTGTTACGGCGTCCTCCGTTTTAGTACGTATAAGTCCCGGTCGTGCTCGCCGAGCTTTTGCGCGATGTAATCGAGTTGTGACTGTAATTCCCCGAAAGTACCCTTCGTTTCACCTTCGAACCTAGCGAGGCGGACGTCCATAGCGTCGAGCTTTGCGTGTACGTGCGCCAAACTTTCGAGTACTGCGCGTAGCATTTGGTTTGTCTCGTTTTCCATTTCTAACGACAACCTTTCGTGTAAAATTATCCTACGAGACTATTATACGATATCGTATATTGAATATCAAGCGTTAATTAAGCGTTGTTTTCAACGATGAACAATTCCTCTACGCCAACGCCAAGCGCGCGGGCGATCGCGAACATGTGCGCGTCAACATGACGGTCGTTACGGTCGAATCGCGAAATCGAACCTTGCGGCACGCCGGACATCGCCGCTAGTTGCATTTGTGTGATGCCGCGCTCTTTCAATATCGCCATAAGCCGAGGCGTTACTTTTATTATATCGGACATTCTACGTTTCCTCCATAAGAGAATATACGGAAAGTATACGATATCGAATAATTTTGCGCAATGGGGTTGACATACGATATGCGATAACGTATATTATGAATATAAACGGTATGCGATAACGAATAACGGCCGACGGGCCTTAAACGCAGGAGGTATGCAGGATGATAAAAGGCGAATGGGTTAGGGTTGTTGGAGACAGCGCATGGTGGGATCAATGTGGCGAAGTTGTCGAAGTTTACGACGAGGGATTCGTGAAAGTCCGTTTTTCTGTCTATGGGAACGACCGGATAGCGACTATATGGGCTAATTACCTTCGGCCTGAGCCTAAATCATTGTGGTAAGTGTTAAGCCGCGCCCAAACTGGCGGGAATACATCGTCGGCGGACGGTAAACGTGAGGAGGATCGGACATGGTTAATAAGTTAGTTGAAAAAGTGATTAACAGGCTCAGTGAAAAGGAATTTCAACACGAAATAATCGGAAACGTGATCCATACTCGTCTCTGCACAATAGAGGTATGGGGGTGGGAAATCACCGTCAATGAAAAGTCGGTCAAGTTGGAGGAAATGATCGCAGAAGTCATGCGTCACGAACAGCCCGCCTGACGAGGCCCAAGCGGAACGGGCCGAAACCTACCGGTACAGGCGCATTTCCCGCTGAAAAACATCAGCGGGTTTTTGCGTTGTGTTGCAGCTCGTTCATAACCTCCCGCAAATGTCGCCCGATCTTTTCGGCAATCTGCGTCTTCGTTTCCTCGCGACTAATATCGATCTTTTCCGCCCGAATGCCGCGCTGCCGCATCTCCTTCCGAACAGCGTCCAGTTCGTTCGACAATCGGACGTGTATCACCTTCGCGGCCGCAATATGTAGTCGTCGGATTATATCGCTTGAGGTGGAAAGCGTCCGGGCCTCATTTTCAATCTTGGTCAGCGCCTTCGGTATTAAAACGGAATCGCGAAGCAGATCTTCATTTGTCGCCGTTTGATTCATCGGAAACACCCCGTCATTTCCCATATATGTCGCGGCACTCGTCCTTTGTGATTCCCTGCCGATATACGTACTTCCCATCACACCATGCGTACTTTTTGCACTCTCCGTCTTCGATAACTCGGACCGCCGCCAGCCCGTCCGGGACGTCCTCCAGCCGTTGAAAATAGTTTTTTTCGCGGTAGTGGCAGAGCACCGACCACCACGTCCACACACGTTTCCAACGCGGTTGTACGCGCACATCCTCGACCGTCCACTGGCCGAACTGGTCCGGATATTTTTCGTGAAGATATTTCAGAACGTAGTTGTTTATTTCCGTATCAAACGACAACGAACTCAACTCCGGTTACGTCCGCGAAATTGATCAGCATCCAACCACGTTCCAGTTCCAGTTTTACATATCGTTGGTCCACCATATCCGCTACGATACCGGTGGTTTGACGATATTCTCGCCCGTCGAAAAAAGTGACTGTCACTTCAAGCGTATTTGACCGTGACGCGCGCAGCCGACCGAAAATTTCACGTTGTTGTTCGTCTGTCAATTTTTCCGCGGTATGTACGGTATTCATGGCGTCCGTCCTTCCGTAAAATGCGAATGTTTGTTCTTATTATAACGGTATCGACACGAAAATATCAACGTAAATTTTCCATAACTTACCGCGGCAATGACGCTCACGAATCCGCTATAACGTTTCGGCCGGCGGGTATGCCGCTTTGAGTGCGTCGACCGTAGTGTACTTTTCCGTCTCGAAAACGAGCTTGGCTGGCGCCTTAGTCGTCGCGTTCTTGACGATGTGGCCGTAAAATTGACCGTTTTTAGCGAACACGAACATCGTTTTGTCCGGTTCGCTCGCTATCGTATATTTTTCGATCATTGCGCGGACACCTCCAAAATAAAATTCCTACATTAACTATTGTAAATTATTTAGAGTTACCTATAAAGTAGTCGATTATGCGGTATTACAATGTGAGAGGACGATTTTCAGCGGGGCCGACATGGCTTCCGCTTATTTGGCGTTTCCGAAAAATATGACGGAGGGTGATCGTTTGACAACGAAATTGGCGCGTGGCATTAATCCGGAAACTGGCGAAATTGGGACGTTTGTACCTGACGGTGAGGGCTACGTCATCAGATCGGAGGAGCAGCGCGAGGCTGGGCGGAAGTACTTCGAGCGAGAACGCCGCATTGACTTCGGCCGTCGCGTAGACTTTACGTTTACAGCGATGGAGGCGATCGGCGAAGTTATCAGCGTACTTACAACGGCTCAGTGCGGCTTTCTTACGGTCCTTCAGTGTTACGTCAGCTACGATACGAACACGTTGGTAAACGCTGACCGAACGCCGATGACGACGACGGACATGCTCGAAGCGCTGAAGCTCGGCCGCAAACGGTCGACGTTCTACAACTTCCTAGCGGCCTGTACCGCGAACTCGATTATTACGGAAGAATCTGACGGTTCGTATACAGTAAACCCGCGCTACCACTTCCGCGGCCAGGCACGCGACGTAAACGTCATCCGCACGTACACCGCTAAGATAAAGCAGACGTACAAGGACGCGAAACAGGCGGCGGATCTCGGCCTAATATACCGGATGCTGCCGTTTGTGAACTACGAGATTAACGCGCTATGTTCGAACCCGACCGAACGGGACCCGCGCAAGATCGAGTGGTTTAATCGAAAAGAACTAGCGACTGCGGTAGGCATTAGCGAGGCAGAACTGACGAAGCGCATTCGGCGGCTTACGGTAGGGAACGAGTACGTCATCGCCAGGATTGCGGTGGGCGGCGAGACCAAGTACATGTTCAATCCGCACGTGTTCAAGCGCAACAAGCGGCAGCTAAACGATACCGAACAAGCGATGTTTAATGTGAAGTATCGCGGGTAAGCGTGCGAAGAACGTGTGCTTATTTGGACAAATCGGCCAAAAACGTGTGCTTATTTGGACAACGAAAAATGGCGTTGCGGCCAGTCGTGGCGCGGGATCTCGGCGTTTTGGGTGCGAAATTATATATTAGTCTTATGGCGTTTACTTGCCGCTTGAATACGTGGGACACCGAATGTCCCGTTCGGAATACGACATAGTTGGTGGGCGTAACTGTTCGGAATACGACATAGTTGCGAAACCTGCGAAGCCTTGCGTAGCGCGGGATTCCGGCGTTTTGGAGAAAATTTTCTCTTAAGGGATTTTGCACTTTTAAAAATACGCTAAATCGCGCTGATAAAATCGAAGAACATAACCCATTACACTCGTCCGGACAAGAACGGCCCGTCCTCGTGTAGCTATTATTTATGACGCCAATATTTAACGAGTCTAAGACCGGCGTTAAGTATAGTAGCTACAGGACGGCCGCGGTTTCCGGCCCGGACTGTGCAAGGAGCGAAGCGACGCGTTAGGGCCCTTAAGTTCCCCGCGGAATTTTAAAATTCCACGTGAACAAACGTTATTTTAACGCTACTACCTATAAAAACGCTCCGTATGCGGTACTACGTTATGAGAGACGTGTTACCTTGCGTCAGAGCCACGTAAATTAGCACTACTATAATTAGAAGCGTTTTTATAACGCTCGGGTTACGGAGGGGAACGGATGATATCGGTATTAATCGTCTGGGCGGCGTTAAGTGCTGTATCCATTGCGCTATACATTAACGTTAATGCGCGTAAATCAAGAGCGCAGACTATAGCGCTAATCGCCGCGTTTCCTGCGTTGTATCTAGCGCTCAGGTATGTGCTGAAGGATAGCGGATGGTACATACGGTAGGGTGACGGAGGGGAGCGTATCGGGTCGTTGCAGGAGCGAGCGAGAACGTGTATGAGCGTACGATTACGGGATGGGCGCTTCCCACCGGAAGAGGCCGCCAAACTCACGGGGGTCGGCGGTTCTCGGCGTGTATAAACGCTGCATACGACCGGCCTCGGCGCGTGAATATACGCTGTATAGAGCGTCAGTACGCCCGTTAACTGACGCAAACACTACGTAATGTGCTGACGTGACAAACCGCATAATGGCGCGGATTTTGCGATTCGTGTATACCGCATGCAAGCACGTGAATAAACGATGTATAACCGTACGAAAGTAGCGAACGCGAGATGCCGCGTGGTTGCGCGGTTCTTGACGGGTGTCAAGGTAAAATACATGACCACAAAACTGCGGATTTTATACATATGTGCCTGAATATCATATACAGCGGCCTTATGTATGAAAATGCATGAAAACGTATGAATATGCGCTTTATCGCGGTGAAGCGCCGAAACCCCCAAGCGGGGTAGCGCAGGCCCTCCGACAGCCGTTCGCAATTAGCGCACAATTTTTCGAACTCGGGGCGTAATTTGGCGGAGCTAACCACGTCCGCGCACGCCTTATTTTCAACGTAATAAGCACGCCAAATCAAGCGCGTTCGTGCCTTTCGTATTCCCGTACGGTAAGACGCGCTTTTTCTACGTAATAAACACGGAAGGAGTGACGCTATGTCTAACGCAAAGAAACGCGCGCTTGAGGCGAAGCTTGACGGCCGCCAAAAAGTTGCTGCCCTAGCGTGTGTCGAACGCGAATTCGCGGAAACGGAGAACCGTCCGGGCTTTGACGAGATCGCGGACGAGGTCGGCGTCAGCCGAAAAACGTTATGGCAATGGCGGACGCAGTCGAAAGCGTTCATCGAGTACGTAAATTTGCTTGCGGACGACTTTCTCGAATCGAAACGGACGCTTGTTTACCGCCAGCTCATGCGGTTGATCGAAGGGCCGCAACCGTCCGTCAAGGGTATCGATCTTTACTTGCGCCGCCACGGCTTGTTGACGGAACGATCCGTCGTAGAGACGAAAGAAGCGGGCGGCTCACGCGATTCGTCCGATATTGCTTCGGAACTGGCGGAGCTGGACGACCTATTAGCGGCCGAGGACGAAGAAAAATAACGGAGGTGGCTACGCTTGTCCTATGTCTCTGAACGCTGGCTTTCGCGCGACGAACGGGCCGAGCGTATTTCACTCATAACGGAGCGGGCACGGAAGCTAAAAGCGCTCGTTGACAGCGGCCGTGCAACGGAATACCACATCGACATGCTCCGCCAGGACATCGTGGAATTAAAGCGGCTGAAACGGATTCACCGGGCGGAAGTTGACGTCGCGTATTTTACGTACGAGTACCTCTCTGACGCCGGCAATCCGGAGAACGAAGATAACATCGTCCGCCACGGCGAGGACGGGATTTTACACGATCCAATCGAAGAAATCGCGCCAATCCACCGTGAATTCTTCGACTTGTGCGACCACGTCAACGATAAAGAACGTAATGCCCGTTTAGCGATCGCGGCGGCGCGGGGCCATTCGAAGTCCGGTATGTTCTCGAACGCGTTTCCGTTGCATCAAACCGTTTACCGGCGTCGGCGCTACATACTCGTCATATCCGAAACAGACACGCTGTCTAAGAAGCTTATCGGGTGGGTCAACAAGCAGCTCAAATACAACGCGAAACTCCGAGAAGACTTCGGACCGCTGCTTTTCGAGCGCAACACGCAGAACGAAAAGGACAACGAAGAGGCGTTTATCACCGCGTCAAACACGCTCGTCGAGGCGTCATCGTCCGGCAAGCAGCTCCGCGGCAAGCGTCACGGCTCATACCGGCCGGACCTCGTTATCGTGGACGATCCGTCTTCGCAAAACAACGAAGGCACGAAGGAAGCGCGCGAAAAGCTCGTACACTGGTTCAACTCCGTCGTGGTGCCGATCGGGACGAAGTCGACCGCGATAGTCCTCGTCGGAACGATGGTGAGCGCGACTGGTCTGTTGAATCACGTGCTCAAACGTAAGGACTTCCGCTCATCGTTTCATGGCGCGGTCATTCACGAACCGGACAATCCGAAGTTGTGGGACGAATACTGCGAAGTTTACGCGCGGGCCGACGACATCGCGGAAGCTGACGCGTTTTACGAAGCCAATCGCGAAGCACTCGAAGCCGGCGTCGTACTCGCGTGGCCGTGGCGCTGGACGTACCGGTCGCTCATGCACGAAAAGGTCAACATGGGAACGCGTGCCTACAATTCGGAGTTCCGTAATCTGGCGTTCTCTGAAGACGAACAGTTCTTCTTTCCGGAGAATTTCGCCTATTACCGATACGAGTACGACAGCGCCGGCCGAAAGTACATTCGCTACGAGGATCTCCGAGTCCCGGTCGGTGAATTGACGATTAGCGGGGCGTGGGATATCGCGCAAGGAAAGAACTCGCGCTCGTGCTATAACGCAGTGCTGACCGTCGGGCGCTACGAAAAGACCGGCCACATTTTCGTTCTTGACGAGTACGCGTCGAAAGAGCAGCCGCACGTTTACATTGATCTTATCGTCAAGAAAATCCGCGAATGGCGTCATAACGTCTTCTCTGTTGAAACGATCAACGCACAGCACGAATTCTACCGGCAGCTACAGGAAGCGCTACGGAAGGCCGGCGTAATCAGAACGAGGCTCAACGACATCAAATCGCACAAATCCGCGAAGGAGGAGCGCATTGAGTCGCTTGAGCCTCTTTGTCATAACCGTACGCTCGTTTTCAACCGGTCCCATACGATGCTTCTCGACCAGATGGCGCAGTATCCGCACGGCGATTACGTTGACTCAATTGACGCGCTTCAACTTGCGGTCGAGAACGTCGCCAGGGCGAAGAAAGCACTACGCAACAAGCCGGAGTGGCTATAGCGACAAACAAACGGAGGGTTCACGCATGAAGAAAACCGCAGCAACGATCGTATCCAACGTTTCCCACGGCATCGCGGTACTGTTCCGCAGATTCGGAAAAGGCGGTATTGGCGAAATCAGCGCGCCATCAGACTTTTAATAAACGGAGGTTTTCGTAATGCAAGGTTTCATCGCGAAAGACCCGTTCAGCGGAACGGCAAATATGGACAAAAAGCTTAGCGATGTCATGACGCACCTCGTTATCTCAAACGACGGCAGCGCTGACCTAACGTTTACTGCCGGAAATTTCACGTTGACACTTCCGGCGGGCGAGATTTTTGACGAACGGATCGACCCGTTTATGTCCTTGAACGTTATCGCAACGGGTAAGTATCACGGGTACTGTAGAGCGCGAGCTTAAACGAGATTAGACGGAAGGAGGCGCTAATTTGGCGAAACTATTCGAACCCAACGCCCAGTTTCCGCCACGTCGCGATATCGAACGGCTCGCCAAGTACGCCCGCGGCCGTAAAATATTCGAGGGGAAGCCTGCGGAAGTATACGAACGGGCTTCGGAGATTTTGAGAGGCACACCATTTACGAAGCAATTACGGCAACTCTACATCGCGGTGAACCTTATGGACGCGCTATTGACGAAGCCGGCTGACTTGCTTGTTGGTGAGGCGCCAACGTACGAAAGCGGCCTGCCTGACGCAAGCCCGCAGCAACGCGCAATCAACCGGGTCGTTGAGGAAAACGATCTCAATCAAACGGTACATGAGATTACGATAGGCGGAGGTTATCGCGGTGACTCGTGGCTGAAGACGTACTACGCCCCGCGCGTCGATTTTAGCGAGGTAAGGGCGGCCGGCTACGATTTTGACGAGCCTATGCCCGAACCGATTATCGAAGCGGTCGACGCTGCGTGCGTTTTTCCGGAGATGTCGCGCGGCAGCCGGAAACGGTTTCGGGCCGTAAATATCGCGTACGTCGAGTGGGTGACGGTTACGAAGTTGCCGGGTATCGACCGGTACCTTTTAAAGAAAGAGGACCGCGTCTACGAAGAACCGTACCTTGTTGTCGAGCGACATTTGCCGGGCTATATCGTACATGAGCGTTTTAAACTCATTTCAAACGGTTACGATGACCGATTCGACATTCCGATCCGGGTGTATATGATTGGTGAGCAGGTACCGACCGGACGGAGCGAAGACGTAATCAAAACGGGCGTGCCACACATTCTCGTTCACCACGTCCCCTACAAGACTGTAGACGACACGTGGGAAGGGATCAGCGGCATTGAGAAGCTTGAATCGATATTGGCGGCGATAAACGACCGGCTCGTCCAGATCGACTATATTCTGTGGAAGCATTCCGACCCAACAGCGTACGGCCCCGAAGTTGAAATTGAGGGCGATGCGGACGGGTCTATTCGTTTTGGCGGGAAGTACATACCCGTCACAAAGGACGACGTTGCACCCGGGTACATGACGTGGGATTCGCAGCTTGACGGCGCGTTTAAGGAGCTTGACATTCTCCTCGGCCTCGTATATCAGATTTCGGAAACGCCGCAGTGGCTTTTCGGTACAACACTGGCCGAGGACAAAGGCGGTAGCGGTACGTCACATACGGACGGCAACGCAATCAAGGCGCGGTTCATGCCGATTCTCTCGAAAGTCAAACGTATCCGGGTCCACGTTGACCGAGCGATCCGTGACGCAATTTGGTCTGCGCAACTCCTCGAAAACTTCGCGAACGAGGGCGTAGACGGGTTTGAGCCGTATGAGCCCGTATATCCGAAAATAAACTGGCGCGACGGCATCCCGAAGGACGAAAAAACCGAGGCGGAAGTGTTCCAGATTCGGACGGGCGGCCAGGCGACGCTCGACGTTAAATCCGCTATTAAGCGTATGGACGGCGTTGACGACGAACAGGCCGACGCGATCATTCAACGGATTTCGGCGGACGAGACCCGTGTGAATGGAACGGTTGATTCGACGGTATTTAACGGCGGGTCCAGCGCGGGAGGTAGCGGATAATGGCGGTCATCCCCGAAACGGACTACGAATACGAAATCGCCCGCCTAGTCGACGCCTACAAGAACGCAGCCGGCCGCATTCAGCGCGAGCTCGAACGGCTGGACCTCGCCGGTTTGTCGCGCGCGAACGCCCAGGTTGCGCTTTCCGAAGTCAGCCGTGTTTTGGCGTCACTGAACGATGAGTCGGCGGAGTGGGTTGCCGCCAACATACCGCAGGCGGCGCGCGACGGCGTGGCTCGTACGCTTGTAGCGCTTGGTGCCGCGGACACGGTCGAACAAGCGGCAGCGGTCGTAAAGTTCAACCGGATTAACGCCAATATGGTAGCGGCAGCCGTGGCGGACACGCAGGCGGATCTACTCGCGGTCACGCAAAACGTCGATCGACGGGTTCGGGCGGCGGTACGTAAGGTTATTGCGGATTCCATGCGCGCGAACATGGCGGCGGGGATTAGCGGGCGGCGTACGATCAGCGCGGATATACTCGGCGGACTACGAAAGACGCTCGGTGACGCAGTCAATACCGGCATTATTGACGCGGCCGGCCGACGTTGGAAACCGGAAGTATACGTCGATACGGTGGTGCGTACAAAAATGGCGGAGACATACCGCGAGGCTACGACGAATGAAGCAATTCAGCGCGGAGCCTACTACGCCGTGATTTCGAGGCATGGCGCGAAAGACGCGTGCGCGAATTGGGAAGGACGTATCATCAAGTTATCGGCGGACGCACCGGGCGATTACCCGACGTACGATTCCGCGAAAGCAACGAGGCAAATATGGCATCCGAACTGTCGCCATACGTTCACTCCCGTTCGCGTTCCGGAAAAATGACGTAAGGGGAGCGGTAATAAAAATGGGATTGAAACGAAGAATAGCAGGCGGCAGCGGTGGTTACGTTAGCGCTGTGAAGTCCGTACAGGCCGTAGCAACACGCGGTAGTCATTTGGGGAGCGGCCTTTCGGACGGGACGGTAACGGTGCAGACTTCCGTTACGTACCACGAATTCGCCTGCGACTGTACCGACGTGCAACTCGTGTACGGCAACTATTACGATTTCGACACGCCGGGGCCGAACAACATCACGATTAAAGCCGCGATCCATTACGGCGGAAAAGTATACAAGGCGTATTTCCCAAACGGAACGCGCTCGTTCGTACTCGAACCGGGAGCGGACGTCGAAACGAAGGCGACCGGATTCCGCGCGAAGAAAGGCGAAGGCTTTTACGTTCGAACAATGGTGACGGTCGGGGCCGGTGAAAAGTTTCCGCGCGGACAGGTCGCTTACAGCAACCGCGGCGAAGGTTTCAAAAACGGCGATATCGTTGACGGAGGCGCAACGGACGCGCAAGGGCAGTACGTATACCACCCGGTCGCTATCGTAGGCCGTCCGAAAGTACCGACGCCGGCCGTTCTTATCGTTGGCGACTCGATCGCATCTGGCGCGCAAGACAATCCGCAGGACCGCGGGTTTATTCCGTTTGCGCTCGGCTCAGATGTACCGTGGATTCGCGTCTCCAAGGGGAACGAAAGCTGCGTCGGCTTCAAGCAGGAAGCGGCGCAATATCGGTTGAGACTCGCGAAATACTGCACGTACGCCATCGTACACGTTGGCACGAACGACTTGGCGGCCGGTCAGACGTTCGCGAATTTACAGGCGAGTTTGGCGGAGCTTATCGGACTGTTGAACGATTACGGGCTCAAAGTCTACGTCTGTACGATTCCGCCCCGTACGTCGAGTACGGACGCATTCGCGACGGTCGAGAATCAAACGTCCGTAGCGCCCGGTGACGCAGCGTTCGGCCCCAACGGCCACCGCTCGAAAGCCAACGACTGGCTACGTTCTAAACCGCCCGGCGTCATAGGCGTTTTTGACACCGGCGCTATTTGCGAATCCAGCGTAAATTCCGGAAAGTGGCGAGTGACGTCGCCGCCAGCAACAACGGACGGAATTCACCCGAAAGCTGAGATCCACACGCTTATGGCGGCGCCGATTATCGCTGAAAAATCGAAGTTTTAGTACGTTGTCCTACGTCACGACGCTAAACTGACGGTTGATAACCGACAGCCGACGGGCTTAAAACGGTGGAGGAACGAAATGGAAATGAAACACGATACTCTTCGTTTTGGATATCTGCAATTGTTCGCTGAAGGTGCGGGCAGCGGCGGTGATGGTGGCGATAGCGGCGGTGATGGTTCCGGAGAAGGCGGCGCTAAAGATATAAAGTCCGGTAAAGTCGAATTCACGCCAGAGCAGCAAGCGGAAATCGACCGCATGGTGTCCGACCGACTGGCGCGTCAGGCGAAGAAATACGCGGACTATGACGACCTTAAGACGAAGGTAACAACGTTCGAGCAGGCGGAAGAGGATCGGCTAAAGGCCGCTATGTCCGAAAAGGACCGTCTGGAAGCGGAGAAGGCCGAAGCACTCAAGAAGGCGGAAGAGGCCGAAGGGAAAGCGCAATCTACGCTTGACGCCGCAAACAAACGTATGATCAAAGCGGAGTTCCGGGCATTAGCACGGGAACTTGGAGTCCGGGCTGATGCGCTGGACGATGCGTTTGTGCTCGCGGACCTGACGGCGGTTACCGTCGACGATGACGGCAATATCGACGGCGTGCAGGGCGCGGTTGAGGCGCTGTTAAAGGCGAAGCCATATTTGGTGGCCGAGGCGAAAACGAAGCCGAAAACGATCGGTGAGCCGAGTAATCCGACTCAAGACGAAATTAAGACACTAGAGCAACAACTGGCCGAGGCGCAGAAGAAAAAGGACTTCTCAAAAGTCGTCGAGCTATCAAACAAAATTAAAGGGCTCACTAAACAGTAAGGCGGTCGCAAAACGCGCCGTCTTTTTATTTTGCCTAAACTCAGGAGGAATGTGTAAATGTTGTACACTTATAGCTTTCAAGACCAAGTCCGTGACCTTGAAGCAGGAATTAGCCTTGTAATTAACGACTCTCCTACTTTGCTCGGCCTTGTCGGCATGGACGGCGAGCGGATCAAACAGACGAAGTACGAGTGGATGAGCGATAACCTCAACTCTAACCGTGCGAACGTAAAAACGGCCGCAGCCGTAGGCGACACGGCAATCACGCTAAACGACGGTGACGGTATCAAATTCCGCGTTAACTCGGTCGCAGTGGCTGGCGAAGAATACATGAAGGTGACCGCTGTGAATGGCGACGTCATCACGGTCGTTCGCGGATTTGACGGAACAACGGTGGCGGCGCTGACGGCAGGTCAGGAACTACGGATCGTAGCTCGTCCGCAACTACAAGCCGCCGGCGTAGGACAAGACGAAGGCCACGACCGCTATACCGATTTCAACTATACGCAAATTATCGAGCGTTACGCTTCCGTGTCCAATACACAGATGGCCGTCAGCACGTACAACGTTGACAACGAACTCGACTACCAAGTTAAGCTCCGCCTGAAAGAAGCGTCTCGGGAAATGAACGATTGGCTGATTTATGGCCGTCGGATTCAAGGCGCTCCAGGTACGCCGAGCATGACCGGCGGGCTGCTGTATTTTGCAAACGCAAAAGGTGCGGCTAAGAAAAACCTTAACGGTGCAGAAATCTCGGCCAAATCCCTTAACGACTTGATGGAAGAGGTTTACTTGCGTGGTGGTAACGTCAATACGATCCTGACGAATACGGCAGGCGCTCGCCAAATTTCGAAGCTGGCTACCGACACAATCCGGACTGTACGTACAGACGATACGACAGGCCACCGGATTTCCACGTTTGTATCGGACATTGTTAGTGGCGGCGTTGCCACGGTCGTTGTTGATCCGAACTTTCCGAAAAATAAGGTCGCGCTGTTTGACCGCGAAATCTTGTCCCTGCACGCCCTCCGTCCGCTATATGACGTAGACGCATCGGTCGCAGGTGCGGACTTTGTCGCTCGCCAGATTCGCGGTGAGTACGGAGTCAAGGTTAAGAACGCAAAGGAAAAAATCGCGATCCTCGATAATATCAGCACGACGGTATCTTAATAAAACGGGCGTCCTAGCGGGCGCCTTTTCTTCGGAGGTTAACGTATGGCAACGAAGGCAATTTATAAGGCGGACCCGTTTTACGAGGTTGAGGCCGGCAAAATGCGATTGAGATTCGATTATTTCGGCGTTTACGAAACGGATGAACAGGCGGAAATCGACGTCCTAGACGCGCTTTGCCCGACGTGGATTAAGCGTGCTGAAGACGAAGTAGAACCGGAGGAAGCAGCGGCAGAAACGGCGGTCCCGGCAGCAGACGAAACTAAGCCGCAAACATCACGCGCTAAAACCTCCGGAAAATAACGGAGGTGGGGTCTTATGGCGCTTTCTATAACGGGCGCGGACGCGTATATCGCCGCAAATTGTATAGACGTGGAAGACTGGTTTGACGCAGACGACGCGAAAAAACAACGGACACTGAACGTCGCAAGTCGCACGCTGACCGGTAAGTACCCGAAATATACGATACCCGACGCGGCTGTATACGAGTTCGCCAACGTTTTGACAACGGTATTCAACGATACAAATCGGTTGGCGCAGCAAGGCGTAACGTCCTTCGCGCTGTCCGGTACGGCCAGTTTCAACTTCAAGGACGCGCTTGTAGCGGGGCCGGGCGGCGACCTCACGAAATTCATACCGCAGTCGGCGCTCGACATTATCGGAGCGGAAAACGGCGTCAAACTGGCGCGCCGGGCCGCGAAATGGACGGTGCTCTGATGCCGATAATTCCGATGAAACAAACGGTCATGGTGACGAAAGCTGACGGTACGGACGGGTGGGGTGGAACGGTCCCCGGCGCTAAGGAAACGTACAAGGTTCGCGCGGTCGAGGAAACGAAAGTGGTCGTAAATAAAGCCGGCGATGAGGCCGTTACGTCAGCACGTTTCATTTTCGATAAATTACCGGACGTGGCGTACAACGACGTAATAACGTACACGAACGAATTAGGCGTCAAGATCGCACGCGAACCGGTAAGAATCGAAGTAAAACGCGGTGTTGGCGGCAAGCCGCTCGTAACGGAGGTGTACGTCTGACAATGGCATCATCGGCGAAATTTACGATTGACCTCGATCTTTCCGCGTTCATTCACGCGTTGGAGGTAGCGCCGGAAATCGTGGGTAAAGCGGCCAAGCGCGGTTTGCATGACGCCCTTGACGAATGGAAGCGTGACTCTACCGACCTGGCGCCGCTTGATAAAGGAACGCTACGACGCGGGATCGATACGGACGTGAACGGACACGGCCTCGACTTGTCCGGCGAAATTACGGCGGTCGCGGTCGAAGTGGCTGGGCGCGGTAAATGGGCGGGCCAGCGCTTTAACTACGCTTATTACCTACACGAAGAGTTTCCGAAGAAGCACGGTCGCTCATTCAAGGACCCGTCTACACCCGGTACGATTCCGGAATTTCTCGACACGCCGGCGGTATTCAAAGGCGACGATTGGGTCCGCGGCATCGAAAACGAAATCAAGAACGAACTCAAGCGGAAAGGATGGTAGGCATGACGCTTATTGACGATATCGTTTCCGTTGAAGGCTTCGTTAAAGCGAAGTTCCCGACGGCGACGACCGTTAAGCAGACGTTGCCGAAGCAGCCCGCCGCCGGAACGTTCGTGATCCGGTTTCAAAACGATAGCCGCGAGAGTGAAACGGCGTTCCATTTCCGGACTGACCGCGATTATCAAATCGTTTACTTTGGCGCTCGGGCTGACGAAGTTCTCGCGAAAATGGACGCGTTATCGACCACGCTGTATCAAACGCAGGTCATACCGCGAACCGACGGCTCTCTGCGTTATGTCCGCGTGGAGTCGTTTGCGTTTTCGCAACCGTTTAAAACTGAGAACGAGCTTTTTGCGTGCATTGGCGTGTTGAGTGCGCAAACGCGGACAGCGCGCGATCAGCAGACGTATGAGAAGATGATGAACGTTTATGCACGGCTAATTACGGCGCCTTAGCGATTGCGGGGCGTCTTTTTATTTACTACGAGGAGGTTACGCTATGGCTGGGGGCGGGTGGGACCCGACATCGTTACCGGTTCAACCGGGTCTATATATCAATTTTAAGGAAGCGGCCGCAGCGCAGATAAAGGGCGGTGCTCGCGGCGTCGTAGCTATTCCGCTCAAGGCGTTCACGGGCGGGACAGCGACAGCCAAGACGTTCTACACAACTTCAAGTGAGACAGAGGCCGCCGCACTATTTGGCTCCGCTAATATCCAATCGATCAAATTCGCACTTCAGGGGGGCGCGAAAGAGGTCCTCGTCTATACGATGCCAGCGTCAGCAACCGCGCAGGACTACACGGACATGCGTGCTGCCTACGATACGCGTCCTTTCAACGTTTTCGTATTCGACGGCGAGTATAGCACGACAGAGCAGGCCGCGACTAAGACGTGGGTAACAACGAACCGCGGCGAAGGTAAACATTTTATGATTGTAATCGGTGGTAATGCGACAACTGACGCCGACCCTACGCAAGGGAACGCCAGGACGACGCTGAATGCTGACGAGAACATCATCAATCTAATCGAAGGTGTCGTAATCGACGGAACGGCGTACACATCTTCGCAGTTTGCGCCATGGGTTGCGGGGAAAATCGCAGGGACACAGATTAATCGTTCGGTCACTTACGAGTCAGTCCCGGCAAATGACGTGACAAAACGTCTTACAAACTCTCAAATCGACACGGCGCTGAAGGCGGGCTCGATGGTTCTTACTCATGACGGCGAGAAAGTGAAGATCGTACAGGGCCTGACGACCTCAAAAAAGAAAATCCGCTCGATTCGCGCCCGACAAGCGATTTCGAACGACGTCACGAAAACGGCAGCCGACGCTTATATCGGTAAGATTGACAATAACGCGGACGGGCAAGCGGCCCTTATTGGCGCGATTAAGGCGTATCTCGAAACGCTAGAGGTTGCGAACGTGCTGACTGCGCCGATAGTAACGCTTGACCCGCAGCACCCGAGCGTTGGTGACTCCGTATTTTTAGCGATTTCGTACGTCGAGGTCGACAGCATGGAGCGCATCTTCCTGACCATCAACGTATAAGGACGGTGAAATAGACGATGCCTAAACTTGACCCCACTCGTACGATCCAGGGCCACTATGGCGAAATCTGGTCAGATGGCGAGTGGTTATCGAACTTTTATCAAGCGGAAGCCTCCGCTGACATTTCGTACGAGAAGATTAAGCGTGCAGGCTCTCGCAAGGCCGGTAACAAAGTCGGCGCTATCGAATACTCCGGCACCATTACCGGATACAAAGTCACGTCGACACTGGCGCGTAGAGTAGCGCAGGTTACGGATGACTCTAAGGGCGCCTTTATAACGGAAATTACGATGAAGCTCGCGGACCCGGAAGCGTACGGGTTCGAACGTGTCCGTTTGAAGGGCGTTCAATTTACGAAGATTGACATCATGAAATTCGAGCACGGATCGATTGTTGAAACGGAATGGCCGTTCGTCTTCGATGATTTCGAATGGCTCGACGCTATATCAGCTCAATGACGCTGCTATACGTAATCTGACGGTCTTTATCGTTGGGTTCCGTTTTTGCTTTCGAAAATAACCACATTTACGGAGGATGACATATATGACGACGATGACCGATCCATTACAGGCTTTTCTTACCGCTGACCTGAACGTTGAGACTGACGTATTTATCCGGCGACTCGGCGTTTCCCTGCGGATCAAGGCGCTAGACTCCGCCACGCTCGAAAAGGCCCGTGAACAAGCTACGTTCGGCGGCCGTAAGGAGCGCGTATTTGACGGCGACAAGTTTAAGGCAATTCTCGTCGCACGCATGGTAACGAATGTCGATTTCGGCCATGCCGACATGCTGACAAAATACAACGCCAGCGATTCCGTGGATTGCATACGCAAAGCGTTGTTGCCCGGCGAAATCGAGCGAATCACGGAAGCGGGTGCGGAGTTGTCCGGATTTATGGACGATGGCGAGGCGGTCGACGAAGTAAAAAACTAATCCGGGCGGGCGGCGTTCCATATATCGTTCATGAGATATTTCAACGCCACCACATCCCGCCCGACGAGTTCTACGCCCGGCCTCTCGAAGCACGTCTCGCCATGGTAGCGTCGATGCTCGTTCAGTTTGAGGACGAAGATAGCGTCCGAAGGGAGGTTGAGCGGTAGTGGCTTTCGATTTAGTGGCGCGACTTCTCGTTCGTGACGATGGATTTTCGTCAAAAATGCGCGCTGCGGCCGGAGATGCGCGCAAGCTAAAAACGGCAGCGGACGGAACCTCTACCGCAGTCGGGCGTATGGGCGGCGCGGCAGGAAACGCGGGCGGTTCGTTTCAACGTATGAGTTCGTCAGCGTCCGCGGCACTCGGCAGCATCAAGAGTAGCGCGTCTTCCGCAGCTAGTTCGCTCGCCGGTATCGGCACCGCCATTATAGCGGCCGCAGGCGCTTTCGCCGCCTTCGGTGCGTATAAGCTGACGTCACACGCGCTTAAAATGGCGTCCGACGCGGAACAAGCGGGCATCGCGTTCGAGACGATGATCGGCGACGGCAAGAAGGCGCAAAAGTTTATCGCTGACATGACGGACTTTGCCGCCAAGACACCGTTCGACCTTCCCGGCGTGCGTACCGCGGCTAAGCGGATGCTCGCGTTCGGCTTCGAGCTTAACGATATTCTGCCGTCGCTGACCGCGGTAGGTAACGCCTCGTCCGGTCTCGGTCTCGGTTCGGACGGGATCAACCGGATTACGTTGGCTCTCGGCCAGATGAAGGCGAAATCGAAAGTTAGCGCTGACGAGATGCTTCAGCTTACGGAGGCCGGTATCCCCGCGTGGCAGATTCTCGCAGACAAGATGAAAATATCGACGGCGGAAGTAATGAAGCTATCGGAAAAAGGACTAATCCCGGCCGATAAGGCGATTAAGGTTTTGCTTGACGGGATGAACAAACGCTTTCCTGACATGATGAAAAAGCAATCCGAATCTTTGCAAGGCCTCTACAACAACATGAAAGAGACCTTCGAAAATAAGCTCCTAGTCAAGTGGGGTAATGGAATCGGCGCGGCCCTGAAGCCACGGTCTAAGCAGATATCGGATTGGATCGATAATAACCAAGCGACAATAGAACGTTGGGGGAAGAATATCGGCACGGTGGCGTTTCAAGCGTCCGACTCAATCTTGCGTTTCTTTGAAGACGCATTTAAGTATGTGAATAACAAATTCCTTGAAAATCCAGACTTTATGAATTTAGATTTTAAAGGAAAAGTTGAGTTTGTTGCTGGCATTGTCAAGGATTCGTTTAGATCGTGGTACGATTCAGGCGGAAATAAAGAAATTAGCGATGCGACTGGTTCGCTAATCGGATATATCAGCGAAGCTTTATCCGGTTCATCAGAACAATTAGTAAGCATAGGCGTGTCGTTGGGGAAATCTGTCGGTTCAGGTATGTTGACCGGTCTTCAGCAATTCGCAAAAGATAACCCCATGTTAACTTCCTTAATGACGTTTGTTGCTACTCCTGGGCCTGTTTGGACTAAGGCGGCCGTGGCTACGGGCGTCGGTGTTGGAGGGGAAATTAATAGTGCTTCAGACTTTCTCAACAAAAGACAGCAAGAGGAACAGACTAAACAAGCTGCTTTAGTAGACAGGATAACGAACTCTGCGGGAACAAACACACCCTTGTTTGGGGAAGGTTCTATCTCAACCGATGACCGGTCCGTCTTCGGAAAAGTGGGGGATTATTTTAAAACCAAATACTACGATATTTTCGGTTACGATGGGTCCCACGCTGGCGGCCTCGACCGCGTCCCTTATGACGGCTATGTCGCACGCCTACACAGAGATGAACGTATCCAGACGAAAGCAGAAGCGGACGATACTCGGAACGGCACGGGTGGATCTCGACGCAGCCCCGTAAACGTAACGTTCAACTACTACGGCACGGGTAACGTAGCCGCCGACGTTCAAGAAATGATGCGCTTAATGGTGCGCGAATTGGAGGCGTTAACGTAGTGAGTACGCTACAGTTTCACTTATCGTTCAATAACGGAGCTGAGCGCCTTCAGCTCCCGGTCAATCCGGAAAGCATCCGTATTTCGTCGTCGCGCGGCTTTGAGGACGTCGAGGTCACGCAACTCGGCGAATATACCGTCATTGGAAACGAGAAGCTTCGCGAGTTCTCGTTTTCTTCATTTTTCCCGCGCGATTACAACCCGTCATATTGCGAATATGAGCCCTTTCCTAATCCGTGGGAGGCCGTCGCACTTCTTGAGAAATGGCGCGATACTGCCCGGCCGATGCGGCTTACGATAACAGGAACGCCGATCAACGTGCCTGTTACGCTGCGGCTATTCGAGTATCGCGAAGAAGGCGGAGCGGTCGGTGACATCGCGTTTGATATTACGTTTAAAGAATATCGATTCATTGAGTTTCAGCGCGTCAAGACGCAAACAACTGCGGTCGACTCCGTTGAGGTGACGGCGGAGACGGCGCGGCCCGACTCAAGCAACAAGCGGACGGAATACGTGGTGGTTTCGAGGGATTCGCTATGGAAGATATCGGCGCGGGCTGATGTTTACGGTGATGCCGACAAGTGGCGGAAGTTGTACAACGCAAATAAGAAGCTCATCGGCGCCAATCCGAATCTCATATTTCCGGGTCAAAAGTTGGTGATTCCGCGTGATTAGCGTTCTTTATAATAACGATATTTTTCTCGATCCAATCGTCACAGCCGTAACATGGTCCGGTGACATCACGCAGGCCGCCCGTAAACTCGAAGTTTCGATGAAAAATACGCTTGACGGCGTAAAGCAAGCGGTCAGTATCGAACTCGGGCGGGACCTGCGTTTGTACGAAGATGGTAACGAACTATTCCGCGGCATCATCTTCGCCCATGAAATCGATGCAGCCGGGAAAATGACGGTCACTGCGTACGACCAGGCGATATACTTGACGAAAAACGAAGACACGCGGAAGTTTTACGGTATGACGGCTTCCGCAATCATCCGGGAACTTTGCGCAGATTTCGGAATTGAGGTCGGCGAGATTGCGGACACGGCTTACGTCATTCCGCGGCTAATCCTTAAGGATAAATCACTTCGCGATATGATGGTAACGGCGCTAACCCTGACGCAAAAACAGAACGGCCGTCGTTTTTGGCTGACGTCTCGTGCCGGGGCCCTTAATCTTGTCGAACGCGGCGAGAAACGTGTGGATTGGGTACTTGAGAACGGGAGAAATATAACCGGTGCTTCATACGGGCTTTCAATCGAGGACATGCGCAATAAGGTAAAAGTAGTCGCAAATGAAGACGCCAAGCCCGGTGCCAGCTCAAGCGGCGGCATGAATCTACCGCCTGAGGCGTTGGATATGATTTCCGGAAATATAAACGTTCCGAAAAAGGACTCGAAGAAACCGATAACGATCACCTTGGAAGAAACAGAGCTGATGCAACGCTTCGGCACCATGCAACACCTTGAGAAGATGAGCGGAGACGTAACACGAGCACAAGTCGAACAGACGGCACGTGAATTGCTTGAAAAACTATCAAAAATCAAGGACGATGCCCGTGTAGAGGCGCTTGGAAATACCGAGATTACCTCCGGAACCGCCGTGTATGTCATCGAACCCATGACGTCAATTGTCGGCGGTTTTTACGTTGTCACCGATTCTCATACGTGGGAGAAAGGCGTCCATCGGATGAGCCTAACGATATCAGGTGACGAAGGCCTGCCGCAACTCAAATACGAAGAGCCTCCGGCAAGTAAAAAGAAGAAAAAATCGGACGGTGGCGCCGGTCAATACGCGTCCGCCCTGGCGCGGTTAGGAGAGTGATAGCATTGGAAGGAACGGGCGCAAGTCAATTTGCGCAGATGATACGCGAACTTGGGCGTAATGATTTCGATAGATTCGAACTCGCCACAATAACATCGATTACGCCGACTCGCGTTAAGGTTGATAACATGAAAATCGAACTAGATGCGTTTGATCTAATCTTCGCCGAGCAACTTACGACTCACAAACGGAAGGTAACGCTGGGAGGCGATACTAAAACGGAAATGACCATCGATTCACCGCTTGAAGTTGGCGACCGGGTAATCGTCGTATCGACGAACGGAGGTCAGACGTACGTCGTCCTTGACCGGGCAGTTACGTTATAGAAGGGAGGACGGTGATTTATGGCGCTTAGTCCGCTTCAGTCCGTCGAGTCACGTGCGACAAAGGTAACGCATGTCCCGGCGCCATCAAAAACGTACGCACTCGATTTCGAAACGGGTGAAATATCCGGTTTGATCGACGGCCCGGACGCTATCCGCCAGTTCATACGAAAAGCGATCGCAACCGCGCGTTTCCGCTTTCTGATTTACGACGCGCAATACGGATGCGAACTCGAAGACTTGATCGGCCAAGACGTTCCCATGCCGCTGTTGCAGGCGGAAATACCGCGCGTCATCCGGGAAGCGTTAATTTACGACGACCGTATCGCGGACGTAGGCAATTTCGTGATCCGACGCGAGGCTGACGCGCTTTACGTCTCTTTTGACGTTCAGACAACGGAAGGCCTAATTACGGAGGAGGTGACGGTTTAATGTACGAATCGCAAACGAAGGCCGCGATCCTACAGCGGATGCTTGACGCGACCGACCCGACGATCGACAAACGGCAAGGCTCCGTTACGTTCGACATGCTCGCGCCGGCAGCCGGAGAGATAGCGCAAGCCTACATCGAACTCGATAACGTGCTGCGCTGGGGATTCGCCGACACAACGTACGGTCCGTACCTCGAACTCCGCTGCGGTGAGCGCGGTATCTACCGGAAGGCCGCCGTTAAAGCGATCGGCTCCGCGACGCTTACGGGCGCTAACGGCACGGTTATACCGGCGGGGACGGAACTCTCAACGGGCGGGAACGCCCCGATCTACTTCGTCACAACGGCGGCCGGTACGGTCTCGGGCGGTTCCATTACGGTTGCGGCCGAAGCGAAGACGGGCGGTGCGTCAGCCAACATCGGGCCCGGCGCAGTTAAGAACGTACTTGGACCGCTGGCCGGAGTCGTGACCGTTACGAACACCGCGCCATTCAATGGCGGAACCGATACGGAGTCAGACGCGGACCTTTTAGCGCGCTACACCGAAACGGTCCGGCGGCCGGCTACGTCGGGAAACGCGAATCAATATCGCCAGTGGGCGCTTGCAATCGCGGGCATATCCGACGCACGCGTTTACGAAGTTTGGAACGGACCCGGAACGGTGAAGGTCGTTCTATTGGACGCAAATAAACGCGCCCCAACGGCCGCCAAAGTAGCGGAGACGAAAGCGTATATCGACACGCAGCGTCCGGTTCTTGGCGGTGTCCTTACGGTCGAAGGCGCTACGGAAATCGCGATTAACGTAGCCGGAACGTACACGCTGCGGGCGGGCGCGACGCTAGCGGAGGCTCGAACGCAAATAGCCGCCGGGTTGACTGCGTACTTAAAAACGCTCGCTTTCGTCGACCCGATCGTTCGCTATTCGCAGATTACGAACGTGATACTCGGGGCCCCGGCCGTCCTCGACTACAGCAACGTCATGGTGAACGGCGGAACTTCGAATATTACGATCGCGGACGGTTCGGTCGCGGTGCCGGGGACGGTGGTTTAACGTGGACGGGACGCAAAAACCAACGCCAAGAACAACGCAAACAATACGCCAAGACATGTCGGACTCGATGCCGCTATATTATGGCGGCTCGGCCGTAGTGGGGAACGTACTCGACCGCGAAAGTGCGGAATTCGGCGCTCTTAACGCCGCCGTTCATGACGTACTCGATCAATTTTTCATCGATACGGCAACGTGGGGGCTTGCGAATTGGGAGCGTGTTTGCGGCATAGCGACGGACCTTTCTAAACCGATCGAACAGCGGCGGGCCGTTGTGAAATCGAAGCTGCGCGGGATCGGGACCGTAACCGTTGCGTTGATAAAAAACGTGGCCGAGGCGTACGCGAACGGTGAAGTCGAAGTGACGGAAAACGTCGCGCCATACACGATCGGCATTCGGTACGTGTCAGCGCTCGGCGTGCCGGACAATATCGCGGACATTCAGCGGGCTTTACGCGAGATTATACCGGCGCACTTGGCGATAGCGTATTCGTTCCGTTACCTGACTGTTGCGCAGGTCGGAGCGATGACGGTCGGGGCGTTGCAGACGACGAAGCTAAACAAATTCGCGCCGTTCAAGGAAATTTTACCGTAAGGGAGCGTTTGATGACGCATGGGAACTTCAACGCCCAATCTCGGGCTATTCAAATATGATCCGTCGACGGACGGGAATCAGACGTTCGACCTGACGCTCGCGTTAAACGGGCCGTATGACAGGCTAGACGCGGTGATTCCGCTCAGCAATATGGCGCGACAAGCGATTATAAACGGAAACTTTGACGTGTGGCAGCGTGCTACGCAATTCACCGCAAACTCCGCTTATACATGCGATAGATTCTGCCTATTCCATAACCACACCTCGGCTACTGTGACAAGACAAGAAACTTTCGCCCCAACTGGTTCGCGCTATAATTTACGCCTAGCAAATGTGACTCGCGGATCGGGAACGTATCTGCAAATTGTACAGGCGATTGAGACGATTAACTGTTTAGCTCTAATCAACAAAAGCGTGACTCTTTCGTTTCAAGTACGAAAAAGCTCCGGACTTACTTCGGGGGATGTCACCGCGTACATCAAATACAGGACGGTCGTCGATGATAACTCAGTTAGTGTGGCGAATGGCACCGTTGCAAGTTCAGTTACGATTGCTAACGCTAATTTGACGACGTCGCACCAGTTGTGCAAAGTTACGGCGACAATTCCGACAACTGCCCGCACGATCGGCGTTGTCATCGCTATGGAAAATTCGCCCACTGACGGTGGTTATATCGACATCGCCCAAGTCCAGCTTTGCGCCGGTGACGTAGCCCTACCGTTTCAGCCGCGGAGTTTTGCGGAGGAACTGGCGATGTGTCAGCGGTATTACGAGTACTTGGACGTTGCTCGTGTACGTTACCTAGATGCAGCGTCCGGTGTTGTTTTTAGCCGTGATTTTCGTCCGAAGCGCGTCGTACCAACGGTAACAATCGCCACAATCAACGGAGTCGCACCGACAATAGATTCTGCTAGAACTAACTCTGTAAGTTTAATCCTAACGAATTCGGGGATCACAGACTCCACTTACAGTTTGAAGCTAGACGCCGAACTATAACGAAAGGAGACGCACATGGACGGATACAAACATTACGTACGCACCAACGCGGCCGGCCTCGTCATTCATGGGTTTTCTTCCGCCTTTGAAACGCCGGAGCAGACGGACGCTTGCATAGACGAGAACGGAGGCCGGCATTTTATGATTGAGCTTAGAAATGAGCGCGGCCAATTTCGCTATCGATATGAAAACGGGACTCTCGTTGAACGCGGCCAGTCGGACCTCGACGCGGAGTGGAACGCTCGTCCTCCTGCGCCGCCGACGAAAGAAGAACTACGCGAAAAACGTGCAGCTGACTTGGAAAAGGCGTTAGCCAATTTATATACGAAAGGAGTTGTTTAGTATGGCGTTGGAAGATTACAAAATCCGTATCATCGGACGCGCTTGCATTACGCGCTACAACGACGGAGAGGCCGTCGACCTGAAGACGATTATCGATACGAACTACAACGCGCTCGCCTCCGAGGACCGCGCGGCGGTTGTTGCGTTCGTGCAGAGCGTTCGTCCCGATATCCCTTACGAAAAAGGGACGGAGGTGTAGACGCTAATGCCCGAAAATATAACAGAATATTTCGCACTCTACGGGCCGTTCGCGGTCCTTTTTGTCGTTCTCTTCGGGTGGACGCTGAAAACGAATGCCCAGCGCGAAGAACTTTACCGCCATGACATTACGGAAATTCGCGCGGAGCTGGCGGAACAATCGAAGCAGCATTACGAAGTGCTCTCGAAATTTGCGGACAAGTACGACTTGCTCATTACGGAGATTCGCGAAGTTAAATCGAAAATGGGAAGGTGACGCAAATGTTCGGACTGGATATGGCACAATTCAACGATATCGCAACGTTGGCCGCGCTCGTGGCTGCGTGCGTCGGCGTACTTAAAGGGCTCGCGACGGGTACGCCATACGAAGCGTTGGCTGGGCGGTTGGCGCCGCTCGTGGCCGTACTTGTCGCGGCCGTTTTCGTTCTCGTACCGGCAGAAATACGGGAAAAGATCATCGTGATTAGCGTCGTGTCGTTGACGGCGAGCGGGGCGTATACGTTCACGAAAAAGCGGACGGACGTGCCCGGACCAAGCACGAGTGAGAACGAAAAGGGAGGTGGTACGAATGGCGGCGGTTCAAATGACACGCGATGAGTTCATCGCAGCAATCGCGCCGTATGCCGTGGCGGATATGCGGAATAGCGGCGTACTGGCGTCGATAACACTGGCGCAGGCTGCGCTTGAGAGCGCTTGGGGACGGTCGGCACCGGGCAACAATCTCTTCGGGATCAAGGGCGCAGGACAGACGCAAACAACGAAAGAGTTCGTGAGCGGTCAGTGGATCACGATTCAAGACGGCTTCCGCGTGTATGAATCGTGGGAGGGAAGTATCCGCGACCACAGCCGTTTTCTGACCGAAAACAGCCGCTATGCACGCGCCGGTTTCTTCGAGTGTTGTAAAAGACTAGATTACGCGGGGGCGGCGAATGCTCTCCAGAAAGCGGGATACGCAACCGACCCGACGTACGCGCAAAAGTTGACGGGAATCATTGAGGCTAACGGATTTTCTAAACTCGACAAGGAGGCGGCAGAGCCTATGTTAGACAAGGGCGTAGCAAATACGGTGATTGAAACGTGGATCGGCCCAGCATGGAAGAAAGCGAACGAGGCCGGAAACGAGGACGAGAAAAAATACATGAACTGGCTGGCGAACGAGCTTCGTAAAGCGTCCGGCCAACCGTTACAATAGAAGGGAGGAGAGTCTTATGAGCGTTACAGGCGTTTTCGACGGATGGAAGTTAACGAGTCCGTACGGATATCGGGTTGACCCGTTCAACGGCAGCCGATCGTTCCACACCGGTGTTGACCTCGTCAAATACCACAAATACCCGATCCCGGCCTTCGTTGGCGGGGTCGTTCTTTTTGCGGGCGAGGGCGGACCCGGAACGGGATTCGGAGGCTACGGGAATGTAGTCGCCATTAAAGACGCGAAAGGCTACGTACATTGTTACGCCCACCTCGATAGCGTGGCGGAGGCCGCGGTGAAAGGGCGGGCGATTCAACGTGGAGATATCGTCGGGTACCAAGGGACGACCGGCCGCAGCACCGGTTCACACCTGCACTACGAAGTCCGCGCGAAAGATACGCCTGGCTACGGTTACGGATCGCATGTTGATCCGGGCGCTTACCTTGAAGCGTGTTTGAAGACGGAAGAGCCCGTACTTGACTCAGGCGTACGGGATACGATTATAAATACGTGGCTGGACCCGGCCTTGCAGAAAGCGAACGCAGCGGGCGATAAGCAGCAGGCAGACTATATCCGCTGGCTGACGGCTGAGCTACGGAAGGCTTCCGTCTAAGACCAGTAACATAACGCACGAACCCCGTCGGCCTAACGCTGGCGGGGTCTTTTCTTGTTTCTTCTATTATATAACGCAGCCCCAACGAAACCACGCTCCCCTAGTGTATCCGTCCATCCGCGTACCCGTCTACGTCCCCAACCGTACCTACGACCCGGTCCCCACGGTTTAAATACGTTCTCATAAACAGTTCCGCCTCAACCCGCAGTACGTCCGTGTTCATCACGATCGAGCCCGTGTAGCCGCGTACGGCATATTCCGTCCTGAGCCCGTCAGCCGTACGGACTGAATCATGGACGCGTACGTTCGTCTTCCGAAATTTGCGGCGGATCGCGCTTAAGTCCGCGGCTAATACGTCCATAGACCGTTGGATAGCGTCAATGTACGGGCCCGGCGTCTTGACCGCGGCGGCTACCGCTCGGCTGTCGCGCTCAAACGCGGCCATAACTAGCGGCAAAATGACGTACTTTTTGATAGCGCGTAATTCTTCGTCAGAAGGCGTGGAGATTACGCGTATCGGCATTGCGGTATTTATAGCGGAATTCATAATGGCGGTCACCTCGTGTGAGAACGTTTGTTCTCGTATTATAGCGTAAATGAGGGCGGAGTGCAATGGGAGCAGAGCGGAACCTGACGTGCGATTCCGCGTATGTAAAGGAGGAGTAGCGGTAGTATACGTAGGTGGTAGCGCTATTATTCGCTATAGGCAACGGCATTAAAACGTTGTACAATAGCGGTAACATATGGAAAAGGCGGCTGGAAACGATGAGATTCGTACTTATAGCGGTCATGGCGTTCGTTTTAGCGGTAACGGCGGGTTGTGGCTCCGATCCTGTTGCGGAGGATATCAAATCGTACGTACCGAAAGTACAAGAGATTCTTCCATTGGCGAACGAAGCACAAAATGCCTTTCTAAAAGGAGGCTCGTCCGACGAGGAGAGATTAAAAACAATCGATTCAATTGTAGTACCCAGATATAAAGAATTTATTAGTAAGCTTGAACAAATTCGGCCGCAGACAAAGGAACTCCGCGACCTCCATGAAATCTACATCAAATCAGCGAATAAGGAATACTCGGCCTATTCACAGATTAACTCGGTTTCTGTTTTGACAAACATCGGACAAATTAATGACGCGCTCGCTGAGTCACGCGCTGAAATGCGAAAGTATAACGACGGGGTAGCTGAGTTGCTAAAACAACACGGTCTAAAGATTGTCCCGCCGTCAACGAAATGA